ATGAATAATAAATTTTATAGAATTTGTATGATTATTCTTGGTATCACTATAGTTTTAAATATTATTAATATAATAATAAGTTTTACTTTTAAAGCTCTTATTGCTTTGGTATTTACTTTATTATTGTTGGCATTTATTAATAGTAGAAAGGAATGATATTATTGGAGCAAAGAAAACTTAGAATTGGATTTAATAAAAGTGGCAAAGGCTCTTTTACACCCAGATTGATACTTCCAATGTCATGGATTAAAGAGATGAATATCTCTCCTGATGAAAGGGATGTTCTTGTTACTTTTGAGGATGGAAAAATAATTATTGAAAAAACTGAAAATGAATAAAAAAGGAGGTAGTAACTATTTCCAGTTACTACCTTTCAATCTATTTAACTAAGTTTTCTACTTCATTAAATGCTTTTTCATTTCCATTTCCACCAATTTGAGTTATATTTTTAAACTTTTTATTCTTGATTAACTCTTTTTGGCTATCATCTAATCCATTTCCAACTAATACTACTGGAGATTCAGTTTTACCTGCAAGCACTCCTACTGATAAGGCATCTACTAAATCGTCTTGTTTATTCATTCCATTCTTAGCTACATATAAGTCATTAAGTGTATCTTTGCTATAGAAATGACTTATTACTTTTGAGTTAGTTTCTGTTCTATCAGAACCTGCTATTTTAGTTACAGATGGTAATGTATTATTCACTTCTTTATTATTAAATAAAGATTCTCCACCTATTACATATGATTTTGATATGTTTTTATTAGCTATTAAGTCTTTTATATCTTTCATATCATCATTTTGATTAGTAAGAAGAATTGGCATTTCCTCTTTTGCTGATATAGCTCCCATACTTACTGCATCAGCTAGTCCCTTTTCTCCATTTACCACTACTACTTTTGACAGGTTAGAATTTTTGTCTAATTCTTTTGCAAGTTTTATTGATGTTTCATATCTATCATTTCCAGATATTCTAATTACATTTAATCCTTTTTTCTTTAAATCAGACACTACTTTTTCATCAACAGACTTTAATCCACCCACTATGTACACATTTTTTGCTTCTAATCTATTTATTTCTTTTTCTGTTAATTTATTTAAATTATTATTTTTAGTAAGTAATATTGGTGCATCTTTAGACTTAGCAAATGGTGTTGCTGATAAAGCATCCGATATGCTAGAGTCATTTATTAACACTATATTATCAGCTTTATTCCATCCTTTTTGACTTATTTTCACTGATGTTTCATTTCTGTCTGCACCTGTTATTTTTTCCTTAGATGGTGCTATATTAAAATCTTCTTTACTTGAAGTTCCACCAGAAGAACCACTTGATCCTGTTGATTTTCTTTTATAAGTTGCTATAAAATCAGTACTATCATCAAAAACTAATTTACTTACCTGCTCTGATGTATATATTTTTTCATCTTTATTGTTCCTCCAACCACTAAACTCATAGTTTTCTCTTTGAGGATTAATTTGAATTTCATTTATACTAGAATTATCTGATATTTCTTTTTCATTAATTATACTTCCATCATAATCTATATATCTGATTCTACATTTCACTAATTTATCTATTGATATATTTACATCCATAGTCTCTGTATCATTTACTGGACCATATTCATATTCCAAACTATAACTTATGCTATTTGGAAAGTCAGAAAGATTTTCCCATGTTAGAAAACCTGTTGAAATATTATAATTTTGTGGATATAATTCCTTTAATTTCGAATTTTCAATTCCTATATCTACAACTATATTTTCACCATTTTTTATAATGCTTTTTTCTATATATTGACCACTACATTCCAGTGAATTTAATTCTTTATTTTTACTTATATCTATTTTTGTTAAACTATTTTTCCCACAAAGTAAAGAATCTAATTTTATATTTGTAGATACATCTAAATCTTGTAATTTATTCTTAGCACATCCCAAATACTCAAGACTTGTAAGTCCTTTTATATTTAATTTACTCAGGTTATTACCTGAACAACTTAAATTTTTCAAAAAAACATTATTACTTAAATCAAGGGATTTAAGTTTATTGTTAGTACAATTTAGAGATTTCAACTTTTTATTATGACTTAAATCTATACTTTTTAAATTATTATTAAGAAATTGTAAATTTTCTAAGTTCACATTATTACTTAAATCTATCTCTGTTAATTCATTACTAGTAAAAAATAAACTTACCAAATTTTTATTATTTTTAAGGTCTAAATTTGATAATTTATTTGCATCACAATGTAATTCATTAATAAGATTATTGTTTTTTAAATCAATGTTTAATATTTTATTTCCACTAATATCTAGATATTTTAATTTTATATTTTTACTTAAATCTACACTTTCTAGATTATTTGAACTACAATCAAGCTTTTCTAGATTTCTAAAATTTTCTATCCCATCTAAATTATCTATTTTGTTTGGATTAGAAACATCTGGATTTTTATGTAAATCTAACTCTAAGCAACTCTCAATTTTATTTAAATCACTTTCATATATTTTATAGTTATCTTTTGATGCAACTTCATTTGTTAATGGATCATCCCTATTATCTAATACCTTTTCAACAATATCTCTTCTAAAGGATTCATCAACAAATTTATTGCTTATATCAATTTCCTTTACATTCTTTCTTTTATAAGATTTTATGTTATTGTTACTCTCTAAATCTAATGCATTTACAAATAATATTGATTTGTTCATTATCAATGTAACACTAACAACTATCAGTAATGATTTTATATACTTCTTAAATATCATAATCTCCCCCCATACCTATTAATAATAAATAATATTTATCTAAATATTACCATACTTATGATTTTCAAGAAATACTAAAATATTTTATATAATCTATCTATTAATAAAATCTAATGCCTTATAAAGTGTATCAAATCTATCATTACCCTTTATCATAGTAAATTTTTCTTTAGTCATAGAACCAATCTTCTCACATGCTGCACCACCAATGACATAAAGATTTTGCGTCTGACCTGGCACGTAATCTTTTATATCACATATCAGTATTTTCCCATCATTATAACCCCAACCAACTACAGTTGCAGAGATTTTGTCAACTTCTCCATCATAAACAATTGTATGTTTGTACATCTGTTTAACTCCCTCATTATTTATATTTTTATTTAATACACCTTCTACAATTAACTTAGCAATACCTTCATGACCTAGTTTCTTAGCTTTCTCATAATCTTCTTTATTATCACAGAAGAAACTTTCAATTAATACTGCTGTAGGATTTGAACTATTTAAGATATATAATCCTTTATCTAATTTAGCTCTTCTATTTCTAAATACTGTACCTAGCTTATTACATATTCTAGTTGCATATTCTAAACCTTTATTACTATAATATAGAACTTCTGAACCTTTTCCTTGACCATCACTTGCATTTAGATGTAGTTCTATAAGTAAATCATATCCTCCACTATTAACTCTAGGTATTTTATAAGTCTTTTCTTCTGCTTTAGTTTTAAACTGCTTTTCAGGGCATATTATTACATCTGCCTTATGACCTTCTTTTCTAAATGTATCTGCTAATACTGGTGCAAGAGATTTATTGTATTGGTATTCGTTAACTACTCCATCAGCAGAAGTGCATGCACCACTTTTTAAAATACTGTGTCCTACTGTAATACATATTTTCATTATTTATTTTCCTCCTTCTTTTCAATAAAAAAACACTTACATATAGTAAGTGTTTATAAACTTCTTAAAGTAACTATTTTATTTAGCCAATATCTCTATCCAATTATTAGGAAAACCAATAAGCTTTAAGTCTATAGAATTATTATAATCATTAATTAACTTTTGAAGTTTTATAAAAAAACTATTCCAAATTAATTTATCCATAGTCAAATGCTTCATAGCAAGTATATAAGAAAATATCTTTTTATTATCCAAGTTATACTTTTTATATTCGTTTTTTATTGTTATAATACGGAAATTATTATTATATATTCTACCATAATGAGCGCATTGATTTCTGACCTGTGTTAATGATTGTAACCAAGATTTAACTAATAAAGTATTCACTCTACACAAATTATTTTTTATGTATCTAGTATCTTCTGGCAACATGTTTGAATATAATTTTTACAACATACCAAAAGTCATTATTTCCGTTGCAACCCAAATGGGAAGTTTTCCTTTATATTTTTCTTTATGGTGTATAATAAAAAGCTTATCTGAATTATTATTTTTTTCTCTCTCTAATGCTGTCAAAAAATTAATATAGAATTTTTCATCTTTGAAACTCTCCCTTTATAGATATCCACAAGCACCATGTTTAATTGCTAATGTATATGCAATGTATGTCCTAAATGCTATTTCTATGCTCCCTAACAAATCTGTTAATAATATCCTAAATTCCTTATTAAACCTATATATATCATAAACTTCTTCAAACGTAGTTCCTTCTTTATATGAGCCATCATCATTCTTAAAACTTAGAAGATATGCTGTAAACCTATAATAATTGACATTACTTAATACAAATTTAGCATCTTCTTTATCATTTATTATTAATCCTCTACTTTTTAAAATATCTATTTGTTCATCAAATGTTTTTTCTTCTTTTACTTCAACCATTGTTTTCACCTTTTCATAGATATACTTTTATATAATAAAACCCACCAATTAATATTAGTGGGTAAATTTATCTGTCCCGCCTATTTGAGCTATAAAAGAAGCTTGGCGGGTTCCTTCAAAAATCAATGTCCCGTATATTTGAGCATATAAATGCTTTACGAGTTCTGTACTATTATTATATACTTATTAGCTATAAAAGTATACTCTATTTAATGAAATTTTTTAAATTTTTGTGAGTAATAATATTTTTGTTAATTTCATTACTTTTCACCATCCTTCAACTGTTTGTAAGTTTGATTTATACCTATTGCAACTCCCCAACAAATTACACCTTGTAAGACTGCAACAGGATTTAATCCTAGCATCCATATTGAGAAACCTATTCCAAGTATCAGTAACACTACTGGAATGTATTTATTATCTAATTGTTTATATTTTTTACAACCTTTACCTATAATAGAGAGAGCAGCTACTAAAATTAGTAACTGCTCTGGTATAAAACTTATTAAATTATCCATCTCTTATCCTCCTAATTAATTAAAATATTCCTCTTTGTATTGCAAATATAAAGAACCCTACTAAGGTTGTAATCATAGTTCCAATTAGCCACTTTAACATGCTGGTAAGGGAATTTAAGTTCTCACACAATGCTTTCAACTCTGCTTTAGACTCTATATTTGCTATCTTTAATTCGTCTATTTCTTCTCCATGCTTATTTATTCTTGTTTCATGTCTTTTTAAATCTGCTTCGAAAAGTTCTTCATTTATGTAAGCCTCCTAATTAATTGAAATAAAAAAGAATCCTCTATACAGTAGGTTCTGCTCCTTCTACTACTCCACTCTGTTTAATTATATGATCCTCTACTGCTTTTCTGTATTCTGTGTTAGTTACATCATCCAGTTGAAACTCTCTATTTTTTAAGGGGTTTAATCCTCCGCTTAATATTCTCTCTGCTAATATTCTTACTACAACATTATTTATATTCATTATAAAATTCCTCCTACTTTTTCATTTTCATTTAATAAAATTTGATTTTCTAACTCTTGTATTCTCTTTTCTTCTTCTGTTAATTCTATTTTCAATTCTTTTAAGATTGGTACATTATTAACTGTATCTATCTTTTCTATATAACAATTATCTGGTATTGATTTGAAAGGAATATCAATATAATCTATTTTTGATATAGCCTTTCTTGGTATGACATCTCCTTCCATTTCTCCATATATTGCAATTATTTCTCCGTCTTGGTCAAAGATTATTCTTCTCCCTATTTCCATTTTTAGACCTCCTTTTTTTATTCGTACTTTATAGCGAACCAACTAACTGTTGCACTTAGACTGGTGTCATTTAAATAGATTGGTATTCTAAATCCATTAGTAAAAAATCCAGCTTGACTAAGATTAGAATAAGTATCTGTGTCATGTGTGTGATTTTGTAATCTAGAAATATTCTGTCTAATGCTAGACCTGTATTGTTCTTCAATGCATAGTATTAAATTAGGTCTTAAATTCATAGTAGCGTCAAAAGCGATAGTTGTGTAGTTACTATAGTAACCCTCTGCAATCATAAAAACTAAATTAGGTCTAAAAGACAACGAATTAATCTCAAGAACAATACGTTTTACTGAATTTTCTGTTTGACCATATGGAAAGATATAGCTTGACTTCATTGTAATATAATTGCTTTCGCTTTTTGCTGTTTTTATTATATTTTTTATACTTGACACTTTGCCTATTAAACTTTGCATACTTTCAATTTTGCTTGCAGAAACATTTTTACTTGTCAAGTTTGCTGCAAAAGCATTTTTTAATGTTTCTATTTTTGTTTTAGTTACATCTAGTTTATCTGTTCCCACAAAAGGATTACCTAATGTACTAGCTATATTGTTTTTACCAATTTGTAATTCATTTTTCACATTCCCAAAGGTTGTTATAAGTTCACTTAAACTGGCATTTTCATTTAATTTTTCTAACATAAAAATATCACCTTTCTATTTTTAGTAACTGTTTGTTAAGAAATGGTTACTTTTTAAAATAGAAAAGTGATTGATTTTAAGTAATTTTTTCAAAGTATATATAGTATAAATAATTTTATTTTTAATAGAAAAACAAGCAAAATAAACAAGTATAAAGTTTTTTAGTAACTCTTTCTTAACAAATAGTTACTATATAAAATTAAAAAAGGACTATACAATGTAATCCTCTCCAACGATATTTTTATATTCTATTGTTGTTATCTTATTCTTTTCTACTGCTGTCTTAACTTGTTCCTTAGTCCATAATTCATCCTCATAATATTTTTTTATTATTTTGTACCACATTTCTATATCATTGTACCACATTTCTATATCAACTCCTTTTCCATCATTGCAAAAGTTAATGTTGCTGTTTCTTCTCTTAATGCTTTTACTTCTTCGTGTGTAGCTATAGTTGCATTTTTAGAATTTTTTTCTAGTTCCTCATGTGCTTTTATCTCTTCTTCTTGTTTCTTATGCATTTCTAAATATTTTTCTGCTGTTTCTAAAGCTGTCAAACTCTTATCTAGTTTATATATAGATTTAATTGTATTAACTGACTCTATATTTGTAACTCTTCCATAATCATCAAGTATTAAAAACACTTCACTTGTTTGGAAATCATAATTACCTTTTAAAATTTCTTCTGCTTCTACTCCATTTATTTTTTCTTTTTTATCCCATATCTTTATCATTTTTATTTTCTCCTTTTTATAATTCTGGTATAAAACATTTATACCTACTATTCTCATAATAATATATAAATTTATTCTTTACCGAAACCGCTTTAATTGAAGTATTATTAGGTATCGTAGTTTTAAGGTCATAAGTTTTTGTAGTAATTACTCCGTTTTGATTGTACATTTTAACATAAAAAGTTGTATTACTTTTATGTGCTATATATAACATATTGTTAATTTCTACTGCAAATTCAACATCCCAACCTTCTAGTCTTGTAAAACTACCAATATCCGGTCTATAAACATTTATAGAATGATTCCAAACACCTCCAGGGTCTGTTCCTCCTGTTATGCAAAAATTATAAGTATTTGTTTTTGCACATACAAATAACCTTCTATATCTAGAAGCTATTAAAGTTGATTTAGTTGACCAAGTATTTGTACTAATTTTGTAATATTCACTAATATTACTTGTTGTAGTTGAACTACTTGTATCTATATAACCATACAGTACATGTATTTCATTAGAATAGGAGTTTCCACAAGTTCCACCTCTAGCAGTAATCATATTAGGTATAGATGACCAATAATTTGCACTTATATTGTATCTTTGACAACTTGAAATGGCTGAACCATTATTATATCCGCCGATAACATAAATATACCCATCATAATAAATCATTGAAGCTTCTTCACGAAATGTTGGAGCTGCTAGAGAAGTACTAGTATTTGTTAGTGTATCATAACGTTTAAAATACATTACTGAACTAGTATTATCAAGAAAATATACATAATTATCTACAGCTATACAAGGTGGATATGGTTTTAAACTTGAAGAAGCTCCATCTAAAATTATATTTTTAGGTTTATACCAGTTTGGTATGTCTGTATTTCCTAGTTCAATATTATAAACTTTATTTACCATATTTTGAACTGTTTCATTTGAAGAAGTTGAAACACCTTTTTTTGTTAAATTAGTTGCTAATGTACTCTTGAAAGTTTGTATTTTTGTTTTAGTAATGCTAAATGAATCAGTTGAAACAAAAGGACTTCCTAATGTACTAGCTAAGTTGTCTTTAGCATTTTGAAGGTCATTTTTTATATTCTCAAAAGAGTCCATAACTTCTTTTATACTTGAATCTTCTTCTAATTTTATAGTCATTAAATTCCTTCCTCCTTTTTAAGTATCCTTTCGTTTAGAAATGGTTACTTAATAATTAGTAAAGAGATTAGAAATTTAAACTATTCTAAATAACAGCTTTATATTTTAAATATAAGCTGTTACTTTAATGTATAAGGTAGTAAATTCAAAGATTACAAAAGTATTTAAGTAACCATTTCTAAACAAATAGTTACTAATTTTATAGTTCTGGTATAAAACATATAATATTTCCATTTGAACAATAATATACAAATTTATCTTCAACTGAAACAGCTTTAATGTCATAACTTGATGGTATTCTTAAATCTCCTAAATTTCTTTCAAAAATTCTCCCATTTTCCCCAAATGCTATGGTTGTGTACTTACCAGATGAATAATAATCGTAATTACCTAAAAGCAAATAATTTTTTATAGGTACAACAAATGACTCTGATGTACCATATCTACCGCTTATAGTTCCAGCTATTGGACTATAATTAGCTATTATTACAGAATAAACATTATTTGGGTCACTTAAACCATATACAACAAAATTATTTGAACCTTTTGCACAAGTGTAACCAGCGTATTTTGAAAGTTGTAAATTCCCTTTATTGGTCCATGTATTTGTATCTACAAGAAAATATTCAGAGGTATTAACAGCTACACTGTCAGTAGTATTTTTCTTTCCATAAAAAACATGTATTTGATTTTTATATGCTTCTCCACCTGCTCCAAATCTATTAGCTCCCATGTTAGGTAAAGAACTCCAAGTTAAAGTTTTTACATTATATTTTTTACAAGTACTTAAAGCTGTGCTACCAGATAATCCACCTATTTGATAAATTTCGTCATTATAACTTACAAGTAAAAAATTAGTGTTATATGCTGGAGATGCAAGACTTGTAAGAGAATTTGCTATAGTATTATATTTTCTGAGATACATTGTATTTTTGTCGTATTTAATAAAGAAAAAAACTTCTTCGCCTATAGCCGCAGCATAGTTATCATTTCTTATATAAGAATCAGAAGCCGTGGTTATTGAAAGATTTTTTGGTTTATACCAAATTGGAACATTCACATTTCCTTGTTCTATTTTACCTACATTTTCAACTAATATTTTAAAAGGTGTATTACTTGCAGTTGATACGCCTTTTTTATTTAGGTTTGAAACAAAAGTACTTCTAATTGAATTTAATGTATTCCTAGTTGTATCTAACTTGTCATTCCCTGTAAAGGGTGAACCTAGAACATCAGCTATATTATTTTTACCTATTTGCAAGTCATTTTTTGCAGTTTCTAATGCATCTATCATTTCTCTTAGTTTTGCATTTTCTTCTAATTTCGTTGCCATTTTTCACTCTCCTTTATTAAATCATATCTATTAAATTATTCACTATAGTAATTCCTTTTGCTCTTTGTCCATTTACTTCTGTTGACAATTCTTTCAATGCTCCCTCAACATTATCACTTTCAAATAAGTTTTCTGTATCTTCTATAGTTACATTCTTTGCTTCTAATACAAGATTTCTAACTTTATTAACTAACTCTTTAAAAGTCATTTAATCACCTCTTTCAATAAAAAAAGAACCTACTACGCTGTTGGTTCTATTCCTTCTACTACTCCACTCTGTTTAATTATATAATCCTCTACTGCTTTTCTATACTCTGTGTTAGTTACGTCATCTAATTCAAATTCTCGATTTTTTAAAGGATTTAAGCCTCTACTTAAAATCCTCTCTGCTAATATTCTTACTACAACATTATTTATATTCATTATAATAATCCTCCTACTTTTTCATTTTCATTTAATAAAATTTGATTTTCTAACTCTTGTATTCTCTTTTCTTCTTCAGTCAATTCTACTTTTATTTCTTCTAAAATTGGTTCTTTTGTTTCTATATTTATACCTATCAGCCTATTTCTAGTATAATCTATACTTCCATATGGTAATTCAATAGAATCTATTTTAGGGATATTAATATCTATACTATCACTTACTGTTTTTTCTCCATAAAACATTAATATATCCCCTGTATCATTATCATAAAAAACTATTCTTCCTATATTTTTCATATATTAGACCTCCTATAAACATTTAATTGCTATCCAAAAAACATATCTATCGTTTAAACTATCTTTTGGCATATCTGCATTATTAAATCCTGTATCTCTAATCTTTGTTCCCCAAAATTTATTTATGTCATTCGTAGAAAAAGAATCTTTCTCGCTTATATCTTCTCTTGCTGTAATTGTCCAACCTGAATTTCCAATATCAAATACAAAATAATTAAAAGGAGTTAAGAAAACAAGAAACTTACCATGATTATTTATACATTCATAAATAACAAAATCAGGCTTAAATCCACAATCAATAAACCAGTTAACTGTCAAATCTAAACTATATGCAAATTTATACTTAGAATTTAACTGTGATATAGTATTATTAGCTTGTGTTAACTGGTTCATCAAATCCTGCACACTAGCGTCTGAACTATTAAAACTTGTTTTTATTTTCTCTGATAACTCTACTAGCGTATTATTTAAACTTGCTTCTATATTTTTAAGTGCTAAAGTGTTTATAATACTTGTTTTCCCAACTTTAAATCCTGCATTAACCTCAACTAATTTTGTTGATATATCATTTAAATTTACATTTTCGGGCAGTGGCATTATATTCTTACTTATACTTAACACTTTTTCTGCTGTAGCATTATTACTGTCTGTAACAACTATCTTAAGTGTGTGTAGTGCATTATCTTCTAATGTATAGTTAATTGTTTTCTCTGTTGTTAAATCTGTTGTGATAGTTTCTTTTAATACATCATCTATAAAATATTCTATTTTTGTTAGTAGTGTAGGGTCTGTATGGTCTGCTTTAAATGTTGCTGTAGTTGAGTTATATGAGGATATGTTCAAAAATGGTAATGCTTGGAGTAGTGTTATTTTCACTTTACCATGACTTGCATTAATATTATTACCTCCAACAGTCATAGAAGTATTTTCTAACCAATACTCATTTGTAGGCGTATATCCAACAGGTTTATAACTATCTTTAGTTAATACATATCCACTTCCTCCACCTCCACTTGCAAAATTAGACCCACTCCCTGCTCCACCAAACCAACCTCCTCCACCTCCAAATTTTGGAGCATTAGTCATATCACCTGATGACCTATTACCTTTTCCAAATGAACCACCAAGACCTCCAACTTGACCTCTTCCACCTTCGGTTTGTGTTGCTCCAGCAGTCCATCTGTTTTCGCTACCTTCACCATTGTTTCCTACTATACCTCCTCCATGACTACCAGTGTATCCATAACCACTACCAGCTCCTGCTCCTCCTGCAACAATAATACGAGAAAGTAAACCTTGTTCATTATCCCAAGAACCACCAATAAGTCTTATATCTGTAGCTCCTCCTCCCGTACCAGTCATTCCTTTTCCTCCACCATTAAAATTGCCAGTATATTGACCAACGAAAATATGCAAGGTAGTTTCTTTTTTTAATGTAAGTTCTCCTTTTGAATAACCTCCAAAGCAACTATATGACTCTGCACTATTTGTTAGTGAATTTGCTCCTGCACCCCAACATTCAAGTCTATACCTACCATTTGGTAATATAATACTTTGTTCCGCTCCTGTATAGCCAAAAATCCATTCAGTCTGCATTTTCTCACTCTCCTTTAACAATAAGTTATCAACTCATTTACACTTGTTGAGATATTAGATAAATTTCCATTTACTTTTTCTTCTAAATTAAGAAATCTATCTTCGATTTTCTTAGACGAATAAGTAGTCATTTCAGACACTCTGTTATCATCCACAGTTGCATTAATAAAACGAGTTTCTGCATTTCCATTTATCACATAGACATTTAATTCAACTTTTACCTCACTTCTAATTTCTATAGAATTATCATCTATAATTTTAAAGTTTGTAACTACATTTTCTTTTGTAGTAGCATCTATAATATTTACAACTATTCTCTGTGTTAATAAACTATGTGTTACGGTTGTTTTGAATCCATTTTCTACATCCTCAACCCAATCATCAATTGTTATTGTTTGAGTAGATGCCACATTAGAACCACCTGCGATTAATTGGTCAATTTTAATATTTTGTTTCTCATTTTCTGTGTCAATTCTAGTATTTAACTCTGTTTTAGCAGTTTCTATGTTGCTTGTTAATTCCGTCTTAGTTGTATCAATTTTAGTATTAACAGTACCTATTTTAGTTTCTAAGTCTTGTATATCTTTGAGTGTTGCAAAGATTATTGTTGGGTCAATTTTAAGTTCTATATTATTTACATTAGATACAATAAGCACAGTTTTAACCTTCATGTCTACCACTGCACCTTGTTCTATAGAAGGTTTATAACACTCTTTGTATTTAGAAATGGCAATTAAATTATTTTCATCATCTAAATATCCTATTTCTCTTATCATAAATCCGCCTACACTTGATGGTATTAAACTCTCTAATATTATACAATTTGGTGCAGTTTCATCTGTAGTTGTATTTCCAATATTGCCTTCCCATACCACGTTTTTGAGAGCTGTCTGACTCTCAGTTGGAGTATATTCACTCCCTCCTCCATCACCAAGTTGAATTTTTACAAATCCCACTTTATTACCTGTGACACTTGCATTTGCTATCTTTGCTTTCCCTACATCTGTAATTATAGTGTAATAACTTTTATCTATAGCCAATATATCACCTCCTAAAATATTGTTATCTCTTGGTATCCAACTCCATTGCCAGTTAATACATCAATTTCTCCATAAGTTTCTATATCTGGTGGACTCCAAGGGTATATAGTTATTTCTTGACCCATTAGGGTTGTTATACCAAAATTCATATAATTGTCTTTGCTTATAAGCACTCTAGTGTAATCTAAAGTCATATTACATGGCTTAATATTACTTACAAAAGAATGAACTTCCTCAAACCAATCTTGATTTCTAGCATCACTTTCAAGATGTATATTATAAGTAGCATTATTTATAGTTAACTCATAATTGCCTTCTCCAACTACATTATCTAGCCAGTTCCTTAAAAATCTCTCTGAGTAAGGTAGTTTACTTATATATTTACTAAAAATCCTAAACCTTCTATCTTCTAAACTCTCATTACTTTTAGGAGTTATAGACATTATCTTTTCCCATCTTTTTATACCACTTATAGTTAGGTCCTCTAAAAACTGGTCATTTGATAGGTCCTTTAATTTATCATATAATGTTTTTATTTCTTTATTTTCTACATTAAATACTTTTATATATTCTTCTTTATCTTGTAGAATTTGTGGTAAGTAATTTATTAGATTAATCTCTTTATCCAACTACCTCACCTCTCACTACTATACTGTTACTATTTATTGTTAGATTAGATTTAACCTCATTTATCATTGTATTTGCAATGTCTAATACTCCATCAATACTAAGTAATCTAGTTTCAATTTGAGATATACGGACTATTAAGTTTTCTTCATCTTCCCAACTCATGTTAAGTTCATTTAAATAGTCGTCTATTGCTTCTTCTGCAATTGATTTTATATTCTCCCAAGTGTAGCCATTTTTGTATGTTATCTCTGCTGATATATTTATAGTTGTACTTGTAACTCCTTCAACTGTGACTCGGTGTCCAATTGGTGCTAATCCAAGACCTTCTCCTTGCTTTTGTAGAGGGTCAATTTCTTCTTGAACTAAATTAACTAAATCACTAGATGGAACTTTGAAGTTAGAGTTGATTATTACTAATTTAACAGTTCCTCCACCATCCCAAACAGGATAAACCTTAACTCCTCCAACATCAGGCAGTTTATTAACTTCATCTTTATAATTTTGTATATTTCCACCAAATGATTGTGAATTTAAACTATCATAGTATCTTTGTCTTAAACTGTCCTCAGATTCTTCATCTTCTCCATTTATTAGTATTTCTGTTAACTCTGCTGTTTCAAGACCATCTATATATTCAATAGGTATTAGTTGCCCCAACTCAAAAATAGGTCCAGCAGTTTCACATTTCATCTTATATATACCTTCACTAATCCTTTCAGTTGCAATATAATTATACTCTCCTAAGTTGAATCTTGAATCAAGTGGAATATCTATGTTAAAAACTCCTTTTGCAATTGTATTAGTGGCTTCAAGTGGTGTGATTCCTCTTTCTTTACATCTCTTCTCTAAATAGTAATAACTAGCAGTATCTACGAATGTTTGGTCTAGTAATTCATCCATGGCAATGTATGTTTCTGTAAGTTCTATAGCAACAGGAGCAAGAGCATTATATATTATAGAACCTTCCCTTTTATCAAAAGTATCTGGTACACTATCTAACATTCTTTTAATTATATTTTCAAATGTCATTAACTCAAACAATTATACACTCACCACCTTCTCTGCTTTTATATTTCCATATTTACTGTAAACTGTGAACTTACAATGTACTTTACCCTTTACATTTTGAAACTCAAAATTATCTACATTTTCAACCCTATCATCTTGAATTAGTGCTTCTTTGATTCGTCTTTCAAGTTCAGGGATTACAAAGGATATAGGCTCTCCAATAAGGTAGTTCAACTCGACTCCATAATTCCAACTATATATTAGATGTTGGTATCTCTCTGTGTTTAAAATTAAAAAGATGGTTTGTTTTAATGCTTCAACATCATCACAAATACCATCTATCTTAGATTTTTCTATATTTAATTTAAAGGTCTTACTTGGTTCTTGCCTTACATCAAAATTAACTATTGATACATCTTCAATGTCATAATCTAAATTATCGCTTGGTAACACTTCATCACATCCTATCTAAAATCAAGTATTGTTGCCCTCCTTGCATACGAATTAAAACTAATTTATCCCCTATTTTTTTATCTGTATATCTTTTAAAAGTCTCTGTTTGTATTAGAAAAATTTCACCAATAGATAGTTTTTGTTCTATCTTAACTCTTAGAGGACTAATACTTTCTATTGTTCCAAATGCAATTTGAATTGGATTACTTGTTTCTACTGCATCCATTGCAGCTTTTTTAATTATTTGCAATAATTCTTGACTCATATTACCACCTCACTTAAAAGAATCTTCTAGCTCTTGCAAAATCATGCTTTTTCTTTTGTCTACCACTTAAACTACTTATTTTTACTACATCACCAGTTTGTGGAGCATGAATATATTGGTCATTTCCTATATATAGTCCAACATGATGTACTTTTCCTTGTTCGTTTTTAAAGAATACTAAATCACCTGCTTTTACATCATTTATGTTGCATAATAGTTTCCCTCTACTATCTTTTGATTGGTCTGCTGAAACTCTAGGTAGATTTATTCCTGCACCTCTTTTAAATGCCCATACCATTAAACCAGAACAGTCAAAACTCTTTGGACCATTGCCTCCCCAAGCATATGGCTTACCAAGTTGATTTTTTGCTTCTTGAATAACTTTACTTACTTTACTATTATTGTTTGTTGATGTATTAGAATTATTGTTTTGAACTTGATAAGTTGTATCTTTTAAATTCTTTTCTGCTTCTTCGTTACTTCCAACTCCTGTACCTGCATTATTAGAAGTATAGGTACTTCCTGTTATTTGTTTATAAAATTTGCCCACTCCTGGTACCCAATCTTTATTAAGAGGGCTATCATAAAGAGGTGCATATTTGTCTCTAATACGCTCTAATGTTTTTCTTCCTGTATGGATATAATTTCTTGATAAATTGCTAATACCTTTTTTTATCCCTTCATCTACAGAACTAAAAGACATCCCTTTCATACCAAAGAAATTATTTTTATTTTTGCAAAGTGAAGAACTTCCATTACCAGTTTCATGTATAGAAATAGCAGCCATTAAAGCTGCATTGACTTTGTAAGCATTAGAATATTTAACAAATATATTTCCTGTATTTGATAACTTATTTTTAAATATTTTATTTAATTTATTTATCATATCATTGTCTTCTTTACTTGTAGTACTTTGTGCAGGACCATTTTGTTTCTCATTTTTATTATTAGTATTTCCACTACTATATGAGCTTGAAGAATATGAAGCAAATTCGTCTCCATCAACCAAGGTCAAATCCATGAAATGTGAATTATTCTCAAATGTATGTTTTACTTTCTCAACTAACATATAATTTTGCAATTCAATATCTCCTAGATTTAAAAAAATAGGTACTAAACAACCTGCTCTCACTCTAATATCTCCAAGTGCATTTTTTAAACTTAATGACTTAGTTTTCTTATTATATAGTTTTAGAAGTATATCACACTTTTGTTTTATCTCTGCTTCACTCATGTTTTTGTCTACTGTATCAAACATTTGAAGTATTCCCCAACTTCTCATGTGAGCTGAGTCTTGAGCAATATATACATCCCTTTTTCCTGACTCCTCGTTGTCTCTTACAAGTTTAATCTTTGTGTAAGTATCACTATCAATAGAAGAATTGTAGTCAAAGTCCTCTATGACATCATTATTCATAACAGTATCTAATTTCATTGATGCAACATTCTTTAATGTTATTCTTCCAAAATCATCATATAAAACATACATTTCTTTTTTCTCTCTTAGAGTATCATCTAGTGCTGTTAGTATCATGTCAAAGAGTGTTTTATTTTCTTCTATCCTAGATATTTTATACTTAGTATCTTCTATGACATTGTATTTTAAATTAAAATCTTTAGCCAACATTTTTACAAGTTCACTTGCAGTTTTATTACTATATACATAAGTATCTTTATTCTTAAAATATCTTAGCTGGTCGTAAGCAACAATTTTAATGTGATTTTCTTTATCTCTTTTCTTCTGAAATATATATCCATAGAAGATACCTATTCCTTTATAATACAGCCTTACAGAATTTCCTTCGCAAAACTCTAATATATCATCCATAACTATTGTAAATTCTAACTTAGAAGGTGTTCCTCTTCTTTCTATCTCCCATGTGATACCATCAATGACAGCAGGTTCGTAGAAATCTTCCCAATGAGCTATTACTAATCTTACATCTCTATCATTTGCTAACACTAATTCATCAACCAAGTTTTAACACCTGCCCTTTATAAATGGTGTATTTACTTAAATTCTTCCCCTTATTTGCCTTATCCATCATAGATTTATTTAATTCGTATACTTTCTTATATAATGAACCATTACCAAGTTGTTTCTGACAAATTGACCAAAGGCTATCCCCTGCTTTTACTGTATATGTTTTAGTGTTTGTGGCATTGACTGAATCAACTTGTTTTGGCTCTATCTTTACATTAGGTCTACCAGTCTCATTTTTAGGAGGGGCAAGAACTAACTTTTTAGTTGAGTAATCTCTATATTGCTTTAACTTTATTGCAACTTTTGTATCTGAGCCATTTTCTGCATCTTCTGAAATAGCATACTCTTCAAGAGATACTTTTATATTAGTGTTAAATAGTACTTTATTACCTAATTCCCTCGATACAATAAATTGAAATGGCTTACAATCAGTTTTTAATAACTCTAGTTTACTTAAAAAGAATTGAACATCCCTAAAAGTTCCACGATAAAAAGGTAATTTATTATGTGTAAATTCTGCTTCAAAACTTATTTCAGATAATCCTTCTTTTTTTAATATGTTTACTTCTCCAGTATTTATCAAATCAACTGTCTTGTTTTTATTTGTAACTTTAATCTCTAACTTTGGTGGAGGTATTGGTAATTGTACTCCATCTAAATAAAAATCATAAGCCATTCAAACACCTCCTAGACTATTCCCTCAGCTGAGACAACCATAGCGTCGTTTAATTTTTCTGTTAGTACATTTACTATTCCATCTACATCTGCCTCACTATTTATGTTGTTTGTATTGTTCATGTCAATTTTTATGTTTACTCCTGTAAATCTATTGATTGTTTCTTGTTCTGCAATATCTCTAAGATATTTTAAATCTTCTTGACTTTTATCCATTGTTTTAGCCATTTTTGCAGTGTTTCCCGCCGTGTCTTTTGCACCTTTTGCAGCGTCGCCAAGTGGAGAGTTTAGTCCTGCTGAGCCTATTCCATCACCAAGTCCGTATTTTTTATCCCATAAATCATCAAGTCCAAGTTTTTTCTTTGCATCTTCTGCTATTTTACTAATATCAAAAGTGTCTTTTAATTTGTTTTGTAATTGATGTCCTACATCATATCCTTTTATAAATTCTGACTTTAAATTTTTAAGTTCTACAAGTTCCGGTTTCCACGCTTTAGGTTCAGGTGGCTTTTGTATTTGTTTGAATTTTGTATTTGTACCAATAACAGTATTTATTTTTTGAAATTCTTGCATTTGAGGTAATTCTATTCCTGGAATTTTATTAATTTGTTCAACTAGCCAATTTAGTGCTTTTACAGCTATATTTACTCCTTTTATGATTCCATTCGCTAAATTAGTCGCAAATTTATCAAACCCTTTAGCTAGATTTTCTGCGGATCTAAGACCTGCGTTAGCCATATCAATAAAGAAACATTGTACTGCATATAAGCCAGTTCTAAAAGCATTTGCTATTCCAACTACACAAATATTTATCGCATTTACTATCCCTGAAATTATATTGTAAACAACTGCACATAACCAATACCACGCACCAACAACAAGGCTAATCGCAGAAATACTTGTTCCTGCAAAATGATTGTAAACTGCTACTGCTATAAACAATGCTACCGTTAAAGCTATTATACCTGCAATTACCCAAAAAATCGGACAAGCAAGCATAGCTTCATTCGCTATCCATTGTCCAGTCGCATATAATATAAGATACCTATACCCAGCCAGAGTTTGTGTGTTTAAAAGCATCTGAGCAAACATTACAGCAAATTTAGATGCTGCAACTAATTTCTCCCATACCCATACTCCTACTAAAGCTAATGAGTAAATTATAGTAGCTGCAACGACTCCATAAATTATAGGTGAAATAATTGACCAATTCTGTGCAAATACATTGGCTACATTAAGTACTTGTGTTATTATCCAACCTAGCCCTTGTACAACTAAACTACTTCCAACAATCATCACATTAAAAAAATTCTGAAAAACTGGACTGCTCAATAAATCAATAAACCCATTGAAAACACTATATCCAACTGAACCTAATACATATATAGCATCAGTTACATTTGCAATAAAGGTTCGGAATCCTCCACTTGATACTGTGTCCTCAATTTTCTTCTGTATAGCTCCAAATATCATAACTGCATTATTTTTTACACTAGTAAAGATTTGACCTAATGTATAAGGCATCTTCTCAAATTCTGCATTGGTCTGCTCTGCTGCTGAAAGTAATGAGTTTTTTACAATGTCTGCAGTCAACATTCCTTCACTTGCCATACCTCGAATCTTTCCTATGTCTACGTCCAAGTAATCTGCAATGCTTTTGATGATATTAGGTGCTGACTCAAATACAGCGTTTAACTCTTCTCCTCTAAGTACCCCTGAACCCAATCCTTGAGTTAATTGTAGCAACGCTGAACTCATTTCTTGAGTACTAGCCCCTGCAATTATGAACTTTTTGTTGAGTTGTTCAGCAAAACTTACAATTTCTCTAGTACTAGAAAATGCACTCCCTGCATTCATACCAATTCTACTCACTATTTGCGCTGTATCTAAATAGGATGCACGAGACCTTTCAGCAGATTGGAAAATCATCTTATTTAGTCCTCCATCAGATAATTGTCCATCATTTATCATGTTTAAACGGGCATTTGTACTCGTCATTTGGTCGCTTAAATTTGCTAACCCTCCTATCGTCTTTAAGTCCATATAAGTCCCAACAACCTTTTTAACACTTCCTAATAATCTATCTGTATTACTTGCTCCTTTGCTAATATCTTCATTGAATTTTCTTTGTTCGTTATCAGCACTTCCTATTTTTTGTTCTATTCTTGTTAAAACACTTTCTATATTATTTAAGCTTTGTTGAGATGTCTGTATTCCACCTGTGTTGAGTGGATTATTCAATCTACCTTGTAGTCTTTCTAGACTATTAATTGTCGTATTAATAGATGCTGTCATACTCCTAAATGCAGGTGTCATTCCATCGAAAATTCTGATAGATGTTTGTATTGTTGCCATTTCCTCACTCTCCTTTCTTAAACCTAAGTACAAAAAAAGAGTAACCAATTTGATTACTCCTTAAGTTATTTTTATTTTATCATTTCTTTTCCATCGAATATGAATGATTTAACATCTTTGCCATCACTTGTGAATATTATTTGAAACTCGCTTCTCATTGTTGCCCCAAATGAATTTTGAGAGTCAACATAAGATTGAACTACTATCTCCTCTTTATTTTTAGAGAACATCCACTTTGTTATATTTGGAAATTTTGCTGTACTTGGTGACTTTAGAACTGCACTAACACCATTTTGACATTGTAATTGCAATGCTGTTTTTTCATCCATTGTAAGAGTATAGTCACTCACTTTAGAAACTACTTTACCATCTTTATAAAAGTCATTGTCAGCCCATCTGACATTGTAAACAGAATTATCTTTGTTCATATATAATATTATATTTTTAGAACCACCAAATTCAATTCTATAACCTTTTTCTCCATCAAAATGTGCATTATCCAACCCTTCATCATGTTTTATGCTTTCAAATTCTTCTATTCCACATTCTTTTAGTATCTTAGCAGTATTTTGAACTTGCTCTGGAGCTAAGTTTGTAACTTTAGATATTTTTTGTTCGTCTTCTGACAATTTAACGTCTTTTTTATCTTTGCTATCGATATTTTTATCTGCTTGCACCTCAGATTCTCCAGTACTCATCTTAGCTGTTTCAGAACTATTTTTAAATGAATCCTTATAAATTAAAAATGTTGATGTGGCACATGCTATAAAAAAATATGCTGCAATAAATCCACTTATAATTTTTAGTTTTTTCTTATTTTTAAATCCATTAGACAATAATTTTATACTTAGCTCCCCTAGAAATGCAGTTATTGTTATTGGAAATATAACAAAAGCAATTATACCAAAAAAGATTTTGTTAAGTGTGTTTAATGATTTAAACTTATTCCACATAATATAATATCCCCCTAAATTATATTCTTTACCAATATTATACTATATTAGTAAAATTTTTACATTATAATCACATCCTTTCAATAAAAAAACACCTACCTGAGTAAGTGTTTTTCAGTATTTTTAATTTTAAGTCCACATAGTTAATCTAAAACTAGTTATTTCATTTGTATATTCCCATGTATTAGTTATATTTACATTCCATATAGTTAATCTAAAACATGGAACTAATAAAAACATTGAAGTTCTATAAGGTGGATTTACATTCCATATAGTTAATCTAAAACCCCAAAATAAACTTAGTATTTCCAATATCTACACATACACACCTCTCTCAAATTTGCAGTGAACCATGAGTAGTGCAATTGATAACATTTATCACACACCCTCAATACCTTGTATTCCAATTGTTAAACTTCAATTTATCGCAAATATTGCTCACTGCAAAATCTCTACATTTTTATTATATCATAAAAATATTATTTTTGAATATCTGTACCAATTTGTGGTATAATAAAAGCAAGGAAATAATTTACTTTATACAAGAGTAGCTATTTCCATCAAAATTGATTTAAAGAATTATTTTTTTAAATCACCCTTATTGGCGTCTGGGTGATTTTTTATTTTGTCATAAATATAAGCTGATATAACACCAGCTAGTATGCTTAATAAAAAACCTATCATATAATTTCACCTCCTTCCTTATTTGGAATTTGGCGTTTAATATGAAAATAATCACCCTTCGCACTTTCGATTATTATCTTTGCTACAATTATTATAACATATAATTCTTACATATTTTACCATTTTTTTTATATAAACAATGAAATTCAAGTAAATAAATACCTACTTATTTATATATATTTTATAAATTAATTGCTTTATAATCAAGTTTTCATTTTTTTAATAAAAATTTTTATTTTTTATTTTATATAAACAATATTTTTTCTAATTTGTGGTATAATAAAAGCAAGAAGAACTACAATCTATTTTGCGGTAGAGTGAAGTTCATAATTAAATGAATCTATTTGAACTTATGGAACTTGATTTTAAAATCAAATTCCCAGCCACTTTTACTCTTGCCACGAGTTGAGTGGCTTTTTACTTTTAGAAATACTTTACAAATTAAGCAAAATATTAAACTAGCAATAACGCCAGCTATTACATTAAGTAAAAAGTTATTCATACTTCCCACCTCCTTTCATTAGGAAGTAGGTTTTATCCCAGTATGAACTCCACTCTATAAATTGTAGATTACATCTTCTTGCTAAAAATATTATAACATATAATTATTACATATTTTACCTATTCTATATTTATTTTTCTATTTTGCTATCTTCTTCGTCCCCTCTTTCTATCTCTTTCAGCTTCTCTCATTGCTTCCTCTTCATCCTCTATCTTTATAAGTATTGAGGCGGCTGCTAACGCTCTCTCATTAACTTCTAAATTCATATATTCACTTGGCTTCCACTTTAATTTTTGAATACAATAATGAGTGATGCTAGCATCAAAATCGCCACCTCTGATTAGTTTTTTGCTTCTTCTACTTTATCCTCAAAAGATGTATCAAATCCATTGACTTCATTCACTTTTACTGTATAATTGACATACTCACCTGCTGTAAGCATTGTCTTTAATAACTGAGCTTCTCCCATTACTCCATAACTATTTTGGAGTTCGGCATCCTTTAAATCTGGAAATACTGTAGATGCTACACATAATTCAGCTACATAACTATTGTAGTCAATTTCACTTGTATATTGTCCAGTATGCTTACCATTGTTACCAATCACTTTTACTCTTTTAGTACACTTTCTTCTTAGTGCTTCGTCTTCTTCAGATGATAAAACTTTTAATTCCCATTCAACTGGTTTCCCTTCTTTATCTAAAAATCTGTTACTCGCTACATATTTTACATTATCAACCTTTATTGCATTTTGACTTAAAAAAGCACTTAAATTACTCATATTATTCTAATCTCCTTTTATTTTAATTTTTCATATAAAAAATACACATATATAATTTATAAATGTGTATTTTACTCCATTCCTGCCAATAAATTAAATTTTTCTACTAATTCCCAATCCTCAAAAGTGAAATCCATATCTTCATCTAAATACTCACCATCAGCATCAAATTTAGTAATTATTCCACTGTCCATATTACAATCTTTAAGTACTACTGTCTGTCTTCCTACAGCAGATGTAGGGTCTTCATTTGTAACTTGTATGTCAAAATAAATATCCTCACCAGTTTCTTTATATCTGTAAAGTAATTCTCTAAAAATAGAAGTATTATAATGAAATGTTGCACTTCCAGTATTTGTACTCCCAGTTGTTTTATTTCCCTTTGTTGTTCTTCCTAGAATTGGAACTTCACTTTTATTTTTTTCCATTTTAGCCTCTAAATCTATAGCTTGCATGAAGTTATATCTTTTGCCTTCTATAGTTATAAAACATTCAGCTTTCTTTGCACTAACTGTATCTTTAGCATTTATTGTTTGAGCCATATTATCACTCTCCTCTCTAACTAACTGAAACAGTCATATAAAGCTTACTCATAGCATTTATTACCTTAACAGCATCAGATACTATGACAGTTTTCTTATCATTTCCAAGCTCTACACTAACATCATCAGTTTTAAAATCTTCTATTGCCCTTACATTCTCTAATTCTTTATGGTGTTTAACAACATCATTCCAGAAACTTATTCTTCCTGCCTTATCATTCGGAACTTTACCTAAATACTTTTCATTAAATAAAGTTGCAATATCATTAGCAATTTGGTCAAGTACTCTAACACTTTGGTTACTTGAAAAATCGTCATTTTTATCGTCTGTAAATGATACAAAAGTATTTATATCCTCTAACACATGAACTTCATCTCCCACCTTGTGGAATATAAATTTACCAGTTTTTAAAGCTTCTTCAAGTTGTATTTGTGTATAATTAACATCAACATCAAACTCACCATCATACTTTTTATTAGTATTAGATTTATTTATATCGCATCCTGCTATAGCTCCAGCCGCCCAATAAATTAAACTAGATTCTACTAATCCAATATCTTTAATCTTATTTTCTACAGACACTACACCTTCATAATCTGCATCACTTTTCTTATATAGTACTGTTTGAAACTTAGCTCCTACCTTATCTCTCATTCTCTTTGTAAATTCTACAAATAAACTTTTAATTTCTGTTGTTGTAGCCAAACATCCTAAAGCATTAAAGCTATAGCTTTCTATTTTATCCAAGAAAGCTTGGTACTCTGCTCCTGTCACAGCTTCGCCATTAGTTCCACCAGTAAATACCAGCCCTGCACTTGCTTCTAGTGTTGCATCCTTCTTCCAAGTGATATAGTCATTATCTTGTAAGTCTGTAATCACTTTAGCTATTTGAGTATCTACCTTCTTATTATCTAAAAGTGTTACAACATCAAACTTAGCATTATCATCTATATTTGTTGTAACTGTTACTTTTAAGTCATTTCCTCTGATACCACTATATTTTGCTGTGGCTATAGTACAACTGGCTTTAACGCCTTTATTTAATTTATAAAAATATCCCAACCTTATATTTTTGAATAAATCTCTCAAACCTTTCAGCTTCTCATGAGTATAATCATATCCAAAGAACTTTGTTGAATACTTCTCAAAATCGTCATTGGTTACTTGAAATACGTCTTCATCTATGCCCCAATCTAACTCTAAAGGTATTGCAACAATACCTCTATCCGATAATGAACTGGTTGCCCTCTTAGCTGAGATAAAATTTATATAGCTACCTGGTAATATTTTATTCTGTGTTACAAATGTTCCTCCACCTAACGCCAAATTAACTCACTCCTTTCATAAAGCTATTTATTATTTCCTCTACCTCTGAGAAGGAATATAACTCATTTTCTTTTAAAATTGCATTTAATAAGTCTTTTCTATTTATATACTTCTTAGAATTAACTATCTGCTCCTTAGTAAACTTGTAATCGGTTCCTTTACTTAATGTCTTACTCAAAATTATCACCTCTCTTCAAACCACCGAATAACTCTACTGTATCCATCTTATTGATATCATTATTTTTTATAGTGAAGTAGTTATAATCAACGAAGAAATGAAGAACATTATCTATAATTTCAAAATTCATATTTGTGCCTCTAACTAAATCTCCATCAATTTCTATATACTCTAATTCCTCCAGTAACATCTCAGCTATCTCATTTATTTCAAAACTCTTATCTTTTGAACGAGGAAAATAATGTACATCAAAAGAGTTCTTTTTTAATGTCCTGCCACTTGGATATGATACTTTGCTTGGATTTAAAGGAACAATAAAAAAACAAGGTTCATTTATACCTTGCTCCACATCTTCACTATAAATTGTATAACTCTCTCCAAATGTTTTATCTAATTTAATAGATATTCCATCAATTATATTATTAAGCATCAAACACTCCTTTAAGCAATATTAATAACTTTTTTTCTATAATCTTATCAACTTGACTTTGTAGTTCCATCTCTGAAATAGTTAAGAAATGTTGTCCTTTAACCCATCCCTTACCGCCTTTAGTTCTATGACCATATTCAACATAACTTGCATATTCAGTCGGATTAACAACTTCTATAATATAATTATTTCCTTGTTTATACACAGGAAGCGACCTAGCATAAGCCACTCCACTCCATCCTTGTCGCAAGAATCCTGTATCAACTGGTGTCCTTCTAATTACTTTTCCTAAGAGTCTTGCTGCTAATTCTCTTGCTGCATCTTTGCAAAACTTATCTAAATCAATCTTTGTAAGCTTCTCCATCTTTTTACAAACTCTTTTAAACTCTCTAAAATCAACACTGCCCCATCTAGCCATTATGCTTTATCCTTAAATAACTCAAGTATTATTTCTTGATGATTTGGATATATAGCTGATTCTCCACTTCTTACATACTCTTTATCATTTATAATAAGTTTTGAACCTGCTTTAATTTCTATATCTGGAGATATAAAGAGTTTAATAGTTTGCTCTAGCTTAGCTACTTTCCCTTCTGTAGCAGAAACTATATTTTTATATGAAAGTTTACATGGTTGATTTTCTAATACAATCACTTCTTTATTGTTAGTTCGTTTTGTTACAGGGTCTTTAATTGGCTGATACTCAACTATAGTACATTTATCTCTATATAACATTTCTATTGCTTTTCTAGTTTTACTTACCATCTTAAGCACCTAAAGGTTAATATCTTATTCTTACCATAAGTAGTAAGATAAGCTATTAAGCTATCAAAGCGTTGTTCTGGTGTTTGAGAACCACTTCCTATAGCAAAATCTACCTTTGTATCACCTTCTGATATAGACTTTTCTACAGCTTCAAAGTTAATGCTTTCTATATCTAATTGACCCATATTTTTCTTGGTAAATAAAAACTCTCCAACTATCATATCAACTTCAATTTCTTTCAATTCAATTGGCATAGTTTTTATATTACAATCTAGTTTAATAATATTTTCTATTTTTTCTCTTACAAAACCTATTAACCACTTATCTCCATCTTTTAATATATATCCAAAACTTTCAAGTCTTTTTTCTATTTCATCAATTATATTATTTTCCATAATTTTCACCTACTTTTTAGTAAGTTTATTTTTCTCTTTAAGCTGCTTATTTTCTTCTTCTAAAGACTCAACTTTTGACCTTAAAATATTATTTTCAGCTATTAAATCTTTTACATTTAATGACTTGCCATACTTTACTGCCTTACCAGTTTCATCTATCAAATCATATCCCATCTCTAAGAAATCATCTATTTTACATTCTTCTATAGTTAATATTCTATTTAATTTCCTTACTTGTGCCATTATGCTCCAGCTCCTTCAACAACAAATTGTATTGCATCAGCTTTTTTATTTAATATAAATACATCCTCAAAACTTTCTTCAAAGTAGAAGTATTTTCCCTCTGTAACTGCTGTTGGTTCGTCTAACTTAGAGAACTGATAAGAAACAGGTGTAATTATTGCACTTGGGTGAACTAAGGACATAAAGATTTGTTTAGCTCCTGCTCCTACTTTCCATCCAGTTGTAAAATCATATGCAGTTTTCATTAGATTAGATGGTACTTTAATTATTTTAACTGTGTCAATATCAGTTGTTTGACGATTAAGAGAAGTTCCTGCATCCTTTATATTTACTGTTCTTTGTATCTCTTTTGCATTTTTGATAAGTGTATTTACTACTGGAGTAACATACAATATTCTTCCATTTTCAGGTACTCTAGCTTCTGTCATTTTTTCCATTAACTTATCAAATACTTCTAATACGTTTGTTGTTGTAAGAACAGTTGTATCTGCTGTATTACCTAATGCGGTCCAATCAGCATATATTTTAGATATACAGTAAGCATCCATCTCTGGAAACTTTTGTTCCTCATTATATACTTTTGTTATATTGCCTATTGAAGCCACATAATTAGTTTGGTTTATATCTGCTGGATGAACCAATGTTGACCATTTCCTTTGATTAGTTAATACCTTAGGTTCCCAAGCATTATCATAGTTTCTTTGAGCTACTGCTATTGTATCTCTGTTTGAATCTACTCTTCCAGTTGTAGATATAGTTGGTATTTCTATTGTTTTAGAACCAGTCCATCTATATCTTCCATTATTTGGTGTTGCATACAAATCCCCGAAGTTTAAAGTATAAGGATATGCTTGTGCTAAAACATTTGAATATTCTTTTGCATAATTTAGTGCTGCCATTTTATTTCCTCCTATTTATTATTATTTTCATGAGGTCTTACCCCAGTAAAATTAAAACCAAAATCATTTATCTTAGGCTCTTGCCCTGGTGTTATAGTATCTATTTTAGGCTCTTCACCTTCTAGTGTTGCATTAAACAAATAATCTTTATCCTGTTTCAAAGGGTTTATTTGCTCTTCAAAAGCTTTTTGTCTATCTTTACTATTTCTTAGTGCTTCTATATCTAAATGAGCTTTTAATGCTATTTCATCTCTACATTTAACAGATTTAAAAGCATCACCTAACCAGTAATTAAAATCTTTTTCTTCAATTTCTTTTTTGTAGGTTTCTTCCAAAGTTTTCTTATCAGTTTCATAAGTTGTTTTTAGATTCTCTACATCTTCTTTTGTCATACCTCCTTCAAACTTTTTAATAGCTTCATTAGCTGTATTAAGTTGTGTTTCAATATTTGCATAATCTTCTTGAGTAACTGTAGTCTCCTTTATTTTCTTTTCTATAGATTTTTGAAGAGAAGCTACATCAATTTTGTTATCCTCTACTTTTATTCCTTCTAGCAATTCTTTTAACCAATCCATTTTAAATTTCTCCTTTCATTTTTTACAAAATAAAAGCATCTACTTATTTTTAAGTACATGCTTAGTCATTCCTTATTTATATTTTCGATAGATTCTATTTCATTTTCATAAACTTCAATTCCATAACCATCCCTAGCTATTGATATACTTGCTATTTCTGGTTCATTATCTAAAGCTTGTGTATATCCATCACACTTTCCTCTTATTATTTGCTTATCTACACAAGTTATTTGAACATTTTTCCCTACATATTCCCATAATTTCATTTTATTTTTCCTCCTTATAAAGCTGGTACTATATGTGTTCCAGTTTTGGAATAATGTATCTTAAACTTATTTGTAAGAGTTTTTTCACCCGTAATATTATTAACATTGACCCCTATATTCTTATCAACTTCTATAAGTTCTTTTTTATCCCATTCTCCACTTCGATTAAATTTTATGATTCCATTGCCAGCATGCTTATTCACAAGTTCTTGAGCTTCTTCTTTTGTTATAGTTAAATAGCTTCTTCCTTCTATATAATTATTATGCTCTTTTAAATGTTTTCCTTGTTTCCCATCATGAATATTTAAATTATATTTACCATTTTTAATATCTTCTTTTATGCTATCTATTATAGCACTATTTTTTATTTCTAAGATACTATTATGTTTAACATACTTCTCATACCACTCATTATACTTCATACTAGATGGTACATAATATGTTTTTCCATCTTCTCCTCTTGCTGCTCTATAGCCTTCTTCATCCTCGAACCAAGGAGCTGTTGTTGTCCTACAATGACAATGAAATGGTGGAGCTGTAACTCCAACTTGATAATCTTTCATATCAAATACTTTTCCATCTAACTCTTTGCATATATTTGATGTTTTTAAATCTAGTGTGGCAATAATCTCATACTTTTCTACATCTAAATCATTAAAACAATCTTTTCTTGAAGCTGATGCAAAGAAAGCTGATTCAGTCATTATTAAATTCTTAGCTTGTGATTTAGATACATTAAACTTCTTAGAAAATTCATTTACCAAAACTTTTGGATTTTCACCTCTAATAATTGATTGAGTTAGCTTGGTATGTAACTCATTGATTAAAGCAGGTCTATGCTTACCCCAAATTCTTTCGCTAAAATTTAACCCATCACTAGTCCAAGGTTTTGAGATAATCTTATTTACTCTATTCGCATCTAAAGCCATTAAGCTCCAGCCAACACCAATACCTTGTTGAATATTAAAAGTTGTATAATTATATCCACTTGTATAAATATCCCTCATTAGCTTATCAACACTATCTAATTCATTTCCATAGAGAGCTTCTACTTGTTGTTGTATTTGCAGTTTTAAAGCTTCAAGCCTTGTTATATGAACTCTTGCACTAGCATTTTCTAACTCTTTCATCCACTTTTGATTTATAGCATTTTCTTTACCATATTTAATATATTCTTCTACACTCCATTTAAACTCTTCTAGTTCTCTTGTATTTAGTAGTTTCTTAGCTTCTAATAAAGATATTCCTTCATTTTTGGCAAATCTGTTGTACCATGCTAATATATCTTTTTCTATACTATTCATAGCTAGTTTATATTGCTTTTCTAATTCAAGATAATATTTTACACTTTTGTTATTTTGAGCTTCTTCTAATTGTTCGAATCTCTTTCTCCAATAATCTTTAGGTTTCATCTATAACACCCTCTTGATTATTAGCAGGAATTAAAGCATCATATTCTTTTTGAGTATCTTCCTGTTTTTCCAACCTTTGAAGTTCGTCATTAACATCCTCAACCCAAGGATGGTTAGAAACAATAGTTTCATCTGATATAATTCCAGTTGATTTAGAAGCCATATCTATCTTTTCAGCTTCATTTATTATTATTGAGTGATTAAATATAATTTGAACTGATTTATAATCATAACTTTTACTACTACTTATCTTTAAATACTCACATACAAACCACAAAAGTTCTCTAATTGCTTTTTTAAACTTCTTTTCAGTTTTGGAACATTTTAAATCAAGTAGTGAATATAAAAATTTAAGTGCTACGCCCGATTTGTCACCTGTATTCTGAGATTCTGGGTTAACACCTTGCCCAAATATAATTATGTTCTTTTCTAATCTATCAAGAAGCTCTTTTTTAGCTTCGATTGGTATGCTTATTTCTAATTTATCAACTCCACCTCCATCATCTACTTTAACCGATTTATAGTATCTTATATTATCTATAAACTCTTGTAGACTTGTACCTGGATACTCTTTTAATATATAAACAAACTCTTGTATCTCATCTAAATTATCTGCTAGTGTAGAAATATTATTGTCATATATATCTATCAATGATTTATAGAAAGTTAAATCTGATACACATTTTTCATTATTTTTGAAAGGTATAAACGGAACTTTACCCCATCCCTGTTCTTTGTTATTTACTTTAAAATGTCCTTCTTGTATATCAGTCATTTTTCCATATTCATTATATAAAAATTCTTGAACAAAACTATTACCTCTTTCAATAAAGTAAGTTACATCATTTTCTGTGTAGTACTCAACTCTTTTTATCTTATTTCCATCTACATCTTCAATGTAGTAAAATCTAATAAATGCAACTAATTCTTTCTGTCTTTTACTGTCCCAAACAGGAATAGCTTCCTCAGCTGGTATTATTACATATTTAAACTCACCTTTTCTATTAATATATGGATGTAACCATTCAATACCTTTGTTACTAGCATTGAGGTAGAGTTCTGTTATTGTATCGTCAAATTCTTCTCCTAGTAAGTCATTTAAAAGTTTAGTAAAGTCATTATTATCTGCATTAAATACTATTGGATTTCCAACACTATAACCCACTTTTTGGTCAACTAAAAGCTTATGGTAATTGTTAATTGCTTTATTATTAACCTTAGTTAAATCCTCAACCTTAGCTCCATCTAAGAGATAATATCTTCTTTTATTTTTTATATTAGCATTACCATAATAATATGCTTCTCCTTCTTGATACTTTTCTGGTCTATGCTTTAAAATATAATGCTCTATAACTTTTGCTAGATTAAAAGTACTCTCTTTTTTCAGTTGAGCTTTTATTAAATCTGTTTCACTTATATAAATATTCAACACCTCCTTTACTTCAAGAAGCTTATTCCATTATTTTTAAGCTTATTATCTACAGAATATCTAAGAGCTGCCATTGCATCGTCCATAAATTCAATTGGTTCATCAAGATATAATCCAGTTCTTTCATCTTGCTTCCATTTCCATTGTTGCATTTCTTTTATTGTATTTATACAACTAGGATGTACATGTATTCTTAATTGTTTCAAATAATCTATTTGAGCTTTAACACTTCCTGGTCCTTTTTTAACTCCTTTAGCTTTATATCCTGCACTCTTCCACATCTTAATTCTATCTGGTTCAGCACTATCACAGTACATAAATAGAGTCTTTTCTAAACCTCTACTATTTGCAATTTTTATGATTTCTGAGGTATCCATTTCATGTACATATATTTCATTACATATATATAACTCTCCATCCTTAAAGCCAATTCTAAGTATTGCATTTGCATGATTAAAGCCAAAGTCTTGTGACAGTCTCATATTATCAAAGTATTCAAATTCTGTAGGAAATTCATGTATAACATAATTTTTAAGTATTGCTCCACCAGTTTCTCCCCATTCTCCAAGTCCATATACTCTATAGCCTTCGGGGTCTTGCTCTTTTCTCATTTGCATTCTTCTATAGTAAGCTCCATCTATAAATCTATTTTGTAGATAAGTACTATGATGAGTAAATATATCATCATTTTTATAGTCAAAATACTTTCTTTTTATCCAATGAGTAGCTGAGACTGGATTAAATGTAAATGTCATTTGATAGTATAGGTTAGGATTAGTTAAAATACCTCTTAAACGGTCATCTAGTATGTCTATGTCACTTTCCATAAGTTCTGTAGCTTCTTCACACCAAACCCATGTTAATTTTCCTTTCGAGAAGTTAATTGATTTTAATTTTTCTCTTTGTTTTGCATCATTAACTCCTCTGAAAATTATAGAGTTACCAGTAACTTTACTCTTAATTTCTAAAGGATTTAAAGTAGTTTTCCAATACTTATCAGCTTGTTTACCATAAATACGATTTATAGCTCCTGTAAGCTCTGCATACGTTGAATACTTATGTGTAGCTTCTGACTTTCTAACTACTAATAGATTAGCTCCTTGATACTTCTTATCTCCTAACTTTAGTATATAGTCTTGTGCTACATTAACAGATTTTCCACTCCCTGCTGAACCTTTCATTGCTCTGTATCTTTTTTTAGTAAAATTAGCTTCCTTGAAATCTGGATTAAAATTTACTCTAACTATCATTTCTATCACCATAATCTACACTTATTTTCAACTCATCATCTCCAATATCATCTTTACTTAGGTTATCAACTTCATATTTCAACTTCTCAACTCTAGTTTTTTGCTCCTCTGTAGCCAAATTCCAATCCTTATGAATCATTTCATCATACTGTTTAATTAAACTTCTAAGTTCACTCATAGCTCTACTCTGTGCATTAAGAAAAGATGCTTGCCTATCCCATGCAAATTGAAATTCATACTCTATCTTCTCACCATTTTCTGTGCTTTCATATTTCTTTAATTCTTTAACCATTTCTTCCTTGCCTTTAACATACATTATCTTCTGTGCTCTTATTATTGCTGCATATTGAATTGTTATCTGTTCCCAAAGAATATCAAATTTATCTTTTATAGATATTTCTTGTATCAATTCTCTAGTTTCTTCGGGTAGATACTTTGAGAAGAAACCAAACTTTTCAGCGTTCTTATTCTCTTTTGGAGCACCATGACCAACTGAATTTTTATTAGAAAAGGGTGCACCTCTTTTATTTATAGGTGCACCCTTCTTTTTTTCACTAGCCCAGTTGTATCTTCTTATCCATGACTTTAAAGTGTTTAAGCTAATGTCATACTTTGATGATATTTCCTTTTGTTTCATTCCTTTTAAGTAATCTTGTTTTACCTTTTCTTTGACATCTTGCACATCACCACCTCTTTATTTGTTTGTTTTGGCTATAATAAAGTTGTTTTTTTCAGTTCCAATTACCTCAATTTCACACTTAAATTCCATATTTCTTTTAAAAAGAACTATCGAGTTAATAATTTCTCCTGTAGAAAGTGCTTCTAACTTAGAGTTATATACTTTGTAACCCATAATATTTATAACTGGATTTAAATAAATTATATTGTTGGATATATATATATATCCAACTAAAAACATCATAAAAATTATTATAAAAACATCTGTTATCCTGTTCAAACTTAATCCCATACATGATATTAGATATATCGATATATAATTAAAAAAATAATTTACGGTTTCATCTTCAAAACTAATAACTTTATAATGTTTTTCCATCTTAACATTTTTTACTTTTACATATAGATATATAAAAGATATTACTAATAAAACTGTTAATATAGCAATAGCATAGTCATTTATTCCATCAAATAGAATAATATTACTAGATATATGTTTAAACTTTCCATCTATAGTTGTTCTTTCAAGTATATTTTTCCCTATCATAAGTATATATAATGGTATATATGATGACAAAAATAACATTATTTTATTAAACATAAATTTCACCCTTTACTCTTATTCAAAGGCTTTTGCAACTTTCTTTTCTTGTGTTAATGATGTTATCACATAATGATCAAGAAATAAATTTAAAATCAATGGTATGTTAGATTTATTTTCATATTCTATAAGACCACTACTATCAGTATTTAATTGCAGTTTATGAAAAGAAATTACATGTTTAACCTTATCCTTATCAATATTTTTCAATATATCTGAATTCAAAAGTTTTGCTAATCTTGGTAGATACCTTCCATCTTTTATACAATCTTCAATAAAAGAAGTTTCCTTCGTAAAAATATATTTTATCTTTTCTTTATTTAAGTCAACTAATTTTTTGTATGCTTCATCAAATTTAAAAATTTTTCTGAAATTCGGTTCATTAAATATAAAATAAGACCCATCATATAAAAAAGCATCTACATATGAACTTATAGTTAATATATCATCTTTGATTAGTTTTGGCTTTTTTGAGTTTAGTGTATATTTATAAGTATTCTTAAGGGCTTTTCCAGGATGAATATATCTGCTAAATAAGTATAGTTTTTTATTATTAAAATAAACTTGTATAACTACAAAGTTTAACTTTTCAAAATTCACTAAGTCGCCAATAGTATTAAAATTATTTTGCTCTAAAGTAATTTCTTCTATAATGTCTTTACTAAAAAAAACATTTTTCTCTTCAATTATATATGTTTTTTTATTATCAGATACTTCAAAGTCGTAATTACTAAAATCATTTTTCTTTACTTCTTTTTCTATATTATCCATACTTGTTTGTACAACTGGCATTATATCATCTTTTGATATATTGGCCATGTAGCCCTTAAATTTTTTATTTTTTCTCTTAACATTTGAGTTTACAAACATTACATTAATTTCTAAAGATTCTTTTTGTACATTTTTATAATCTATTAAGATTTGTTCTATTTTTTTTATTGAATTATTTAACACACAAATCCCCCCTCTAAATCATAAAATTCAACTTTAAAGGTTAATATCCTTCAAAAACCATTCGACAGTTACAAAATAATTCTAAATATTACTAGTTCCTACAATATTGTTTACTTTATTTCCTATTAAAAATTGACTTAAGTCTTCATTCTAAAGATAATTCTATCTCTTTAAAATCATTCCCAGATGTACAATCTATTATTTTTATTCCACCTACATATTTATGATTTAATTCATAATCATATATTTCTTTATAATATCTAAGTTTATTTTCGAAGTTTGTATTTTGAATAATTATTATTTCTTCACTTGGGTATTCTGTTATATTTATTTTTAAACTTATATATTTTTTATCTAACAACTTTGCTTTACAAAAGACTTCCTCTAGATTAATCATATCCATTTTTTATTCTCCTTTGTTTTAAATATAAAAAAGACTAAGTAGGGGGTAACTTAGTCTTTTTCAAGGTGGAATATATTATATACACTTGTTTCATACTATCATTATAACTTATATAAAATAACAATAAAATATCATCATTTTATCACAGTTTTATTTTTAGACCATCTACTCCAAATAGGTATATTCCAAGCTCTTTGACCATTTCATTTACCCAACGTCTTACAGTTGCTACTCCACAATGTAAAAGTTCTGCTATATCCTCATATGTTTTTTCCTCAAAAAAATATAACTCTAAAGCTTTGTACCTTTCTAAAGACTGCAATTTATTTTGTGTTACTTTTAAAGTTTCTAATGCCATATCTATATGTGCCACCATAATTAAGGTTTTTGCTTTACTTCTTTTGATACTTAATATATATAAATCCTCTATATCTAGACATAATAAATCATCATAATCACTTTTAACATCTTCAATGTCACTAATAGAATTTGCAATATGACTTTTTAAATCGTTATAGTGCTTTAACAAAAGCTTAGTATTATGAAAGACTTCTCTTTTTTTATTTTCTTTTTCTTCTTTTCTTAACTCTCTTATAATTTCTTTTATACTTTCTTTATCCACTTAAATCACTCCTTCTTGCTCTCTTCGAACAACTTCTACTGCAATACTTAACTTTAGATTTATCCAACTTATAAAATCTTCTACCACACCAAGCACATCTTACTATTTTACCTGGGCTTATAAGTTCCATCTTTTCTTTTTACTTTCATACCTTCACTCCCTATATTCTTTTAATTTTGCTTTGACTGCTTCAAGTAATGCACTTTGTCCTTTATCTTTATTCTTTAGAGCCTCCATTACTTGTTCATCTATTGTACCTTTACAGATTAGATGATGGATAATAACAGTTTCCCTTTGCCCCTGTCTATAAAGCCTTGCATTGGCTTGTTGATACAGTTCTAAGCTCCAAGTTAATCCAAACCAAACAATTATACTTCCACCTGATTGTAAATTAAGTCCATGTCCTGTACTTGCTGGATGACAAAGTAATAATTGTATTCTTCCATTATTCCAATCATATATATCTTTTGAGTTTTCTATTGTTCTTGGTTTCAAACTCTTAAACTCTTTCATTAAACGATTATAATCATGTTTATAGTTATAAAAAACTATAATAGGCTTACCATTTGAAACATCTATAATTTCTTTTAAAGCTTCTAATTTTTCTCTATGGAGTTCCTTTACATTTTTATCATTATCATAAATTGCTCCATTAGCTAATTGTAAAAGTTTATTTGCTGCTACAGCTGCTGATGAAGCTGTTATTATATCTTTTTCTAATTCTAATATCTTCTCTTTTTCTAATTCTTTGTAATATTTAAGTATTTTACTATCAAGGTGTATTTCAATTTTATTATCTATTTTTCTAGGCATATTCAAATAATCTTCTGCTTTTAAGCTTACACAAATATCTTTTATTTTATTATGTATTGCATTTTCTGCTCCATCTTTAGGCTGCCAATTATATATAGCTCCTGTTTGATAATTTTTTTGTCCTGGCTCAAAGTATCGTTCTTTATATCCTGTAATAGTTTTACCTAGTCTTTCACCTCTATCAAGTAAGTACATCTGTGCCCATAAGTCTATTAAACTATTTGGTGTTGGTGTACCAGTAAGCCCAACTACTCTTTTAGTTAAAGGCAATACTTTCTTTAAACTTTTAAATCGTTGTGCTTTATTTGATTTAAAAGAACTAAGTTCATCTATCACAACCATATCAAATGGCCATTTTCTTTTATAAAAATCCACTATCCAGGGTACCATTTCTCTATTTATTATATAAATATCTGAGTCTGTACTTAAAGCTCTCACTCTATCTAATTTACTACCAAGAACTTTAGATACTTTTAGATGCTTTAGATGCTCCCATTTTTTTACTTCACTACTCCAGGTATCTCTTGCAACTCTTAAAGGTGCTATAACTAAAACTTTTGATATATCAAAGTAATCATACATTAATTCACTTATAGCTGTTAGAGCACAGACTGTTTTACCTAATCCCATATCTAATAGTAAACCTATATTATTATTATCTATAGTTTTTCTAATTGTGTATTCTTGGTATGGATGTGGTTTAAATTCCATCCCTTAACCTCCTTGATAAAATCATCTATCTCTTTTAATGTGCTTACACACTTAACTTTAAATCCTAATTCTCTTAATTCTCGCATTTTATATTGTTGAAGCTTCCTTGGTTTTTTACCTGGTGCTTTAAGTTCTACAAATATAACATGTCCTTCTGGTAATAAGACAATCCTATCTGGCACACCTGCCTCCCCTGGTGAAATAAATTTCATAGCCTTTCCACCTAACAACTCAATCTCTTTTTTAAGTCTTTTTTCTATTTTTGATTCTAACAAAATATCACTTCCTTAAATTTAGGTGTCTACAATGTCTACAGATTTTCTATATATATGTATATATGCATATTAGGCATACATATATATATACATATATGCCTAATATTACTTTTATTACTTTATATATAATTTTTGTAGACATTGTAGACGTTAGTATTCCATACATTGCAATATCTATATTTTAGGTGTCTACAGAAGTGTCTACAAAGCCATTTTTTCTGTAGACATTGTAGACACCTACCTATTTTACATAAATTTAGTAAAACTTACTTTGTAGACACTATTTTGTTCTAATATATGCTCTTTGTTTACCATACACTTTTCCAAATCTTAGATGACTACTGTGTGGCTCCCATCCATCTAAACCTTTTAATATGTCATTAATTTCTCTTGATAAGATAGGTGTGAGTTGTTTAGGTTCTCCATTAAATAGCTCAACCCATATCTCCATAACACACGTTTTTTCTCTTAATATTGTCCCTTCTTTTAAATCACCAAAATCTGAACCATGAATATATTCTCTCTTTTCTGAAATACTTAAATCATACCAATTCTTAGTAATAGGTTTATTTAGATACTCTTCGATAATTCCAGATTTAGCATTTTCTTCTGAGTGAGTTCTTTGTTGTCTTTCAGCTTCTTTTTTCTCCTCATCTGATAGATATAGCTGTTCATTGGCTTTATATAATTCTACTGCTTCTGCCCAAATTTGATTTCTTTCATTATCAAGTTGGCCATTAAATATACTCTTGTTAATCTTCTTTACTCCTGCATCTATTGGCCAAAACCTTCTATTCCCAGTCTTATCTCTTAAAAATTCTTTATCATTAGTTGTTCCTATAACTACACATTGACGTAAAAATCTTGAGGTCCTCTTCCCATATGCGACCCTATATATATCCTCTGATTTGCTTAGAAAATGCTTAACTGCCTCAATATCTGCTTTTTTAGTAGCCATCATTTCACCCATTTCCAGCAACCATACTCCTTGTAATTGTTCATACGCTTCTTTACCTTGTACAGTAGTTAAACTATCAGAATACCAGTCTCCACCAAGTTTTTTAATAAAAGTACTTTTTCCCATTCCTTGAGGACCAGATAAAACCATCATATTATCAAACTTTATTCCTGGATTAAATACTCTTGCTACTGCTGCTACTAAAACTTTTCTTATTATAGTCCTTGTATAGTGGTTATCTTCTGCACCTAAATAGTCAATTAAAAGTGTATCCACTCTCTTAATGCCATCCCACTTTAAAGAATTTAAATAATCTTTTATAGGATGAAAAGTATTATTTTCAAAAGCAATTATTAGAGCATCATTTACTTTTGATGGTGATGAGATATTGTAAATTGTTTCTATATGATGTCTAAGCCCAGAATCATCACTATCATTCCAATCATTTAATTTATCATCTTTTCTCCAAGGTAACTTACCTAAAACGACAGCTCTATTTGAAAATTCATTATAAGCTATTTTTCCTTTCAAATATGGGTCATTTTCTATAAACATTAAGATATTGTTTGTTGTTTTCTTATAACTTCCCTTATTGTCATAATCTAACCTAGTTAACCATTCATCATCTTCAAAATCTATATCACCAAAATCATCCTTAGCTTTATCAAGGTTTTCTCTTCCTATAGTCTTTCGTACTTTAGTGTCACTGCTTGCAAATTCGCTCATTCGAGTAAATGAAGGTAATCTATTTACAGGCGTTTCGGGTTTAGCATCTTCATCAAGTTCACCAAATTTATGTATCCTAACTAAATCAAAAGCATTGCATAAAATTCCGCTTGCTGGGTCTGTACCATGATGACTATATGAAAACTTGTCATCATAAATAACTACTCCACCACTTGTACTACCTTCTGAATATGTATACCTGGTTTCATCAATACCAGGAATATATACTTCATTTAAGAAAGTTTCTATAGTTTCTTTTATACTATAGGACCTGCAAAATGCACCTATAATTCCAGCCTTTTCAATAGGGTCTTGTTGTTTTTTTAATTGTGTATTAAACTTTTGCCTCTCCCTCGAACTTTCTGGCCAATAGCTTACATCTGTCCAGTCTAAATATAAATCTAGTATTTCATTTGGGTTTAAAAACTCTCCATCTTGAAATTTAAATATATAGTCTCCATCAATTGAAGTACTTGGAAAATACATAAGTCTATGAGGTTGATATGTAGTATCATCAAACATATCTATTCCTATAGTATCTGCTATCATCCTGGAAATTGCTTGATATTCTTCTGGTAGTACTGGTCTAGTTAAAGGTATTACAAGTCTATATCTGGGATTATTCTCAGTATGTGAGTGCGTAGAATACATAAGACAAGCATAATCATTTAATAATGTTATATCCTCCCATATATCTTTATTCGCATAATCTATATCTAAAGTTATAATACTTCTATTTGCAATATTCTCTGCTTTTCGTCTTCCATTTTTTAAGCTTCCACCTACAAATCCACCAACATCTTTAACTCTATCTTTTTCAGTCTTTGACATCTTCCTATATTCTGTATATGTTTCTTGAGTTCTTAATGTTTTACTTAATCTATTTACAAGTTCGGACCATAAAATACTTTTATTTTTCCAATGTGTTTCTAATTTATTTTTTCCTATGGCCAGCATGAGTTGGCCATCATGTCTTACATTTATGTGTTCAATTTCACTGGCCTTTATATCCATAAATCAATCACCTAGTCTTTCTTATAATAATCACATTCATATCCATCTGCTTTAAGAGGAAGACCTTTAGCCCAAGATATTTCTTTTCCCATAATACTGTTAACTTCTTCTAAAGAACCTCCTTTTTTATCTACATCAATTACAAGCTCATCATGTACATGCATTACAATGCTATAACCTGCATCTGTCACATTAAACATAGCCTCTCTTAAGCAATCTCTAGCTGTAGCTTGAACAATATTCTCAACTAACTTAGGTCCATAAGTATCTATTCTTTTCCATTGTTTACTTGTCTGTTCCATACCTTCATATGTTATCTTATCCCCACTAAATGTAGTATGTGGCTCTATCTTAGGCCTTAGATACGATAATCTTCTACTACTTGGTAGTTCTATAAATAAAACGCCTGGATTATAAATAAATTTAATCCCATGTTGAATTTCTACTATAGTCCTATCTTTTATAGCTTTTTTAGCTGCCTTATCTACATCCCACCAAAACTTAGTTATATTTGGATTAGCATCTCTCCATGCAGTAACAATAGGTTGAAGCTCTTCTTCTTTAAGCCCCATTTTAATAGCCCCCATAGAAATTAAGGCCCCTACACTTCCGCCATATCCATTCGATAATTCTGCTAGCTTTCCTTTTTGTCTAAGTTCAGAACCTTTTTTAATATTTTCGATTGGAATTTTAAACATCTGACTGGCACTAGCTTCATATATTTTTCCATGAGAATTAAACACATCCAGTCTCCACTTCTCACCTGCAAGCCAAGCTATAACTCTAGCTTCTATTGCACTAAAATCTGACACTATAAATCTATGACCTTCACTTGGTATAAAAGCTGTCCTTATCAATTGACTTAAGACATCTGGTACACTATCATATAAAAGCTCTATTAAATCAAAGTCACCTTCTTTTAATAGGTTTCTAGCTAGGTCTAAATCCTCTATATGATTTTGTGGTAAATTCTGTACTTGTACTAATCTTCCTGCCCATCTACCAGTCCTATTAGCCCCATAAAACTGTAGTAGACCTCTTACTCTATTGTCATTACCTTTAGCTAATTTCATAGCCTCATATTTCTTTATAGAAGTTTTGGACATTAATTTTCTAAGTTCTAAAATTCTAACTACATTTTCATCATCAACTTGTTTTAATATTTCTGGAATACTTTCTTTTGTTAGGCTTGTAATCTCAAAGCCAACTTTATCACTTAACCATTTTTTTAATTGAGCTGGACTATTTGGATTATTTAGACCAGTTATTTTAATTGCTTCTTTTGTAAGTTTTTCAGTATATCTTTTATCACATTCTATTGCATTCTCTATTAACTCTGTATCCACTTTAATACCAGTATCATTAATTCTCTGGTCTAAATACCATAATTTAATTTCTCTTTCGGTAGTCTTATACTTACTAAGTTTGTTTCTTATTTCTCTTTCAACTACAACATCTTGTTTACAATATTCTTTAAATTTATTCCATTTTTCCATATCATGTATTGGTAAATTTCTAGTTCTTCCCTTGTTAACTTTTGTAGCCTTACAAGGTTTACAGAAATATTGTATTAATGCTTTACCTTCTTTCATTTTCTGTTTATCTTCATTAAACTTTAAAGCCTTAGACACACTATCTAAACTTCCTGGAAGTCCTAGTGTTAACGCCTTTATCATTGTACATGACCACTCATTTGGTTTTAAATTAATATTTAAAAATTTACTTATTGCTGTTCTTTCAAAATTAGCATTAAATGCTGATTTTATAACTTTATTATCATTTAAAGCTTCTATTACTTCTTTTGGTAACTCTTCATCATTTACTAAATCAATAACTTTTACCTCTTCATTATCAAAAGCATAGGCAAATAACAGTATCTCAAAATTAGCAGAGTCTACATATCTGTAGACTCCAACTTTTTTTATATCTAAATCACTATATGTTTCTATATCAATTGATAAGGTCCTCATTAACTTAAGAAGTCCTCTTCTTCGTCTTCATATTCAAAGTCATCTGAGAAATCTGCTTCTGCACTAGCTCTAGCTCCTCCAAGTACTTCTCCATCTGCTAACTTTTGAACATTTTGTAAGCCACAACCTATTCCTTTATTTCCTGCACTATTATATGGGAAAAAGTTTATACTAACTCTTCCATAACAACCACTATATACCTCTGTATTATCTAATATTTCATTTAAGTCTTTATCAACTATTCCTGGCTTTTGAGTACTATTTGCATTTAAAAAATACATTCCTACATATTCCTCTGCTTCATCAGCTCTTTCTGCATCTCCATCACGAAGAGGTGTTTTTAAATTACCTGGTAATTTTCCACCCCATTTAGAAGTTTTACCTTGTTCTTTAGCTGCATCAATAGCCTTCTTTATTCTTCCTAAAGTCATCTTATCTGATTTTGGTATTAAAATACAAACTGAATACTTGGGCTCTGCACCTTCTACCATTGCTCTGCTTTTAAAGATATTGCAATAACTTAATCTTACCTTTCCTGTTACTACCTTTGTTGATTGTACTGAATTACTCATAATTTTCTTCCTCCTAATATTTTTATATTTGGTATATTGATTTTATATTTGAAGTTATTTCTCCAAATTTATCTAAATCTCTAACTTGCTTACTAAACAATTTAATTCTTCCACAAATAACTGTTGAAGAAACATTTAATAACTCTCCTATATCAGATATCTTTTTATCTTGTAAAATCCAATCTACTATTTTATCAATATCTTTTAAATATGACTTTCTTGCAATTTTTCTTATATAATCAACATCATAGTTAAATTGAATTTCATAAAATCCATGTATATCTTTTAATGGTCTTTTACTATCTTCAAATACACTTACATCTAAACCTTCTATAGAGTTTCTATAATGTTTTTCGCCATAACGCAAAGCTTTAAACATTTCTATTCTTATGTAAGAAACAGCCACTGTAGAAAACTTGCCTCTGTTACTATCATAATTTAATGCTGCTTTATATAACCCAATACATCCTTCTTGATAAAACTCTTCATATAAGTATGGATGTTGCTCTACATAAGACTTAAAAAATCTATTTATACTAAAATGTACAAGATTCAAATTATTTTCAACTAGTTTAGTTATTTCTTGATTACTCATAAAATTATATCCCCTTTTAAATCTTTTTATAGCTACTAGGAATTAAATATTTTTAATTATCCTTTGCTCTTACTGATACAAAGCATACTGGACTAACTTTTATATGTTCTGGTATATACACTCTATCAAGATGATTGTCATTTACTTCGAGGAAAGTTGACATCACTTTATCCTTTATTAAACTCCCTCTTTTAAAATCCATCACTGTAACTTTTGCATTTTCTTCAGTTGAGTTATATTCTGTAATATTTAGTCTCTTTAACATATCTAGTAAATTATCTTTTTCATAATCTAAATCTTTTTCGATACTCTTTTTTCTCTCCTTTAAATCTAAAATTATACTTATGCTTTCATCTAATTTATCTTTTATACCTGCATCTAATGGCATGTAATATCCCCCATTTATATTTCAAAATCTTTTTTCGCTGAATCTATACTATTAATTTCTGACCTTTTATCACTTTCTACTACTAAAGTAGCTTTTCCAACTGGTTTTATAATTAAATCACTTAGTAGTTTAGCAAAACTCTTTTTACCTATAGCTTTCTCCATATCACTAATTCCTTTTAAGGTCCTTGGCTTATAAATTTTTTCTTCATCATAATCTGAATTTAATAAAACCTTAGCAACTTCTTGCTCATCTACATACTTTCTATTACTTCTGCCTTCTACAAGCTTATATCCTGGATATTTAACACCATGCTTTTCAGCTTGTTCTAGTGCATAACTTTGAACATCCTTTAACCAATCTTGTATATTCTTAGCAAAACCTAAAATATCTGCTATCTCATATTTATTAAGAGCAAATGTGTCAGCAAAATCATATTTTCTAGCTAGTTTAAGGTTATCCTCAGCTCTTTTTCTGCAATCATTTTTAGCTCTACAAAATCCACAATGACTACCACTTACAAACTCTCCTTCACCATTAAAAGCCATTTGAGCCTTCTTCTTAACATTATCTGCCCATGTAAGTAATTTAGTAACTTCTATTTCTTCACTTGATATGTTATCAAGTCTAGGTTGAATTATTGTTGTTTTAATTAAATCAATATCATATAGCATTTCAAACTGATTATATGCCCCTAAACCATATAGTCTAAGTTGAGGATTCTCTATAGCTGAAACTTCTAAACCTTTTCCATACTTTAGGTCTATAACTTGAAGTATACCATCAGATATTACAACAACGTCTCCTGTTCCAAATCCTTCTGGAACCCACTCACTAAAATCGAGTCTTTCTTCTAACATCACTATTACATCATAACATATAGCTTTACTATCATTTACTAATTCAACTACATTCTCAACATAAGATTGTATATAGTCCTCCATTTCAGAGTTATAATACTCACTTTTCTGTATCTTTTTAATTCTTGCATTATATGCCTTTTTACTTATTTTTTCATACTCTAGCATTAATTTAACTTCTGCTAATTCATGTGCAACTGTTCCTTCTTCTGCATATATACTAGTTGATGGTGGATAGTTTTCTTCTAATTTTATACTAGGAGTGCAGTGAAGCCATCTATGGGCTCCACTTGCACTAAGTCTTGCATGTTGTAATGGCATTTATGTACCCCCTATAAACTTTCTAATTTGTTCATAAAAGCTGAATAATCTTCTTCTTTTACTTCACTTAACTTACTAGCTCCAAACTCACCAAATAACTCCTTAAGCTTATCCTTCTTACCTGCCTTACTTACTTGTGCTGCCTTAGTTCTTACCTCTTCTTTTGTGTATTTAACTTCACTAGTTGTATTTTCATTATTCTTTTCTATTTCTTCCTTTGCTTCTGCTATTTCTTCTTTAACGTCTTCTTTTACTTCTACCTTTTTAATCTTTTCAGCTTTTTTAACTTCAACTTTCTTCTCTTCTTTCATACCTGTTATATTTATAGGTTCTATCTGCATTGCTTTTCCTAGATTAAGACCTCCTAAAGCATTCGCCACTACTAATAGTGCATTTGTAAATTCTGGTGCTTCTACTTTAACTTTTACATTTACATTAACTTCAACCATTTTAAATATCTCCTTTTTGTGTTATACTTTACTTGTGTTATATTTTATTTTTTATTTTTTTGTGTGTTGGTTATTTTACCAACACTTTTTTATTTAATATTCCAACCGATATTTTCTTACCAGTTTTAATATCTTTAAATACTATATCTGCTATAACTTTTCCATCTTTTTTAAGAGTTACTACATTCTTATTATTAGTATCAAGACTCAGCAATTTCATCCCCCCTCTCTACTGCTTTTAAAAGTTCATCCAAATTTTTACCTTGATTTCTTTCAATAAAATCATCAACTTCATATCTTGAAATTTTTCTACCATCACCTCTAACTAGTGATTTTATCAAACCTGTGCTTACTAACCTACGCATAAAGGCTGTATCTAACTTTAAAATTCCCCTTGCTTCTTCTACTGTTATTAGATAATTTGGATAACCTCTTTTTATTAAAACAACTATATCTTTAGGCTCCAGTACCTTTACCTTTTGTTCAATAGTTTGACTCTTAACTCTATCTGTCTCTTGTTTACTTATCTCTATTTCTATTAAGCTTTTTAAGCTATCACTAAATTGTTTTGTTATGCTTTCAGAAATATCCATGTGAAAATGCTCTCCCCTCTTTTCAATTATTTATCTTCCAACCAATTCGTCTAATGTAATATCTAAACAATCAGCTAATTTTATTAGAGTATCTATAGTTGGATTAGAACTTTTATTTCTCAGTAATTTATATAAACCACTTACATCTATATCCAATTCTTTTGCCAATTTATAAGGTTTTATATCTCTTTTTCTTAGTATTTGCTTTATATTGTCGCCTATTAACATTGTATTCACCTCAGTTCTACATGGTATAATATAAACATGGAATAAATTCCAAAATTTTCAAAAGGATGGTGTATTATGCAGTTTTCAAACAATATATCTAAAGAATTACAAGAAAGTATAAGAAAGACAGTCTCTGATACTTCTAACACAGAGTATTTTTACTATGCTGAATTTCAATATAAAATTATTCTTAAATCTATAGAGGAATTTGAAAAAGAACTTGATGATGAACATGAAATTGCACTAAAATTGACTAACTTTGGAAAAGATGTATTAATGATTGTTGAAGAAGTAGGTTATCATAACCCTTGTCTAATTCACTACTACGGCATAGTAAATGGAGTTTATTCTGAAATTCTTCAACACACATCACAGATAAACTTTATGATAACTTCAGTAAAGAAAACTGACCCTTCAAAACCTGCTAGAAGAATAGGTTTTATATTGTAATTATCATTCTTATTTTCTGATTCTTTCTTTAGTAATTTCACTAATTTTTCTTTTTTCACTTTTATTCATCTCATGTAAATACAAAACTATACATTGGTACATATAATCTATAAAATCACTATTTGATTGAGCTGTTATCTGACTAAATAACTGTGCTTGCAATTGATTTTCAAGCATGGTTATTCTTTTCTCTATTTCTTCTATTTTCTTATTTTCCAATTCAATCTCTCCTTTCCAAAATATTCTGTATTTAGTTTTCAAAGTACTAACCTAATATTGAAGTTTGATAACTATATTCTTTTTCTATATCTGGTAATATGTTATTTGTTTTCAATAAATCATATAAAAACAATCTACCTTTTTGAGTCCACTTAGTTGTCATTTTTACATCAGGCATTCCATTACTTCTAGTTATGTCTATTGTTTCTGAATGAGTGTATCCCTTCCCTTGATGTTGTTTATATAAAAGCCATTGTCCACTTTGTTTATATTGAATCCCTCTTTCATGAAGTATTTTGTTCATTTCTTTTCCACTCATTCCATAATCCTTTGCTATTTGAGTTATAGTGACTAGACCTTTGTTTTTAAGTATCATATCTGTATAATCTGCCTTTGGTTTTAGTTCTTTTATTACTTGGTCTTTCATTTTACTTTCTAGTTGTAACTGCTCATTTACTTCTACTTGCTCTATAAGATGTTGTAACGCTTCTTTATATGTAGTTGGTAGTTTAGTTTGTTCATTTTTTAATACTTGCTCCATTTCTTCAAATTTTTTTGTATATATTCCTGTAAATGCCGTACCTTTTATGCCTGTCATTTTATTTGCTATGAAGTCACAACCTATCTTTGTTATTGCATAGCATGGCTTCTCTCTTTTATAATCATCTAAATAAGTATTTTCAATAAAATAATCAGATGGGTACAAATCTGTACTCATGTTTTTATTGGCTTCTTCCATCTGATTTATATAGTTTCTTATATCTCTTAGTAAAATCTTGTGTTCTTTTTCAACCATTAGAGCTATATCCCTACTATCAGTTGTTAGTTTATTATTAACTTTTATTATTTTTAAATCTTTCATGTTTAACTCATCTCTTTTAAACAACATTTTGTTGTATTTGTATTTAAAAAAATTTTCTCTATTGATACTCCAAAACATTTAGATAATTTTATTGCTATTGCTAAACTTGGTACTCTTGTTCCACTTTCAATCATTCCATAATAACTAGTAGTTATACCTACTTTTAATGCGACATCTTTTTGCTTTAAATTCCTTTCTGTCCTAAGTTCCTTTAGATTGTTCAAGCTATATCCTCCTTGCCAACATTTTGTTGTTTATATTTATATAATACACAACTATATGTTGTTTGTAAATAGTTTTTTTATTTTTTTATTTCATTTTACAACTATTTGTTGTATTATTTAATAAAGGCAACTTTATTAAGAGGAGTGATTATATGAGCATTTTATCAGATAGATTGAAATTTCTTAGGAAAGAAAAAGGTGTAATGCAAAAAGAAATTGCCAACTATCTTAACATAACTACTAGTGCATATGGATTTTATGAACAGGGTAAAAGAACACCTACCCCAGAAATGTTATCTAGTTTAGCTGAATATTTTAGCACTACTGTTGATTATTTAATAGGTAGGTATGATAATAAAGCAGGCAATATTTCTAGCAAAACTTCTTGTAATAATACATTATTTCAAAAAAGATTAAAAGAACTTAGAGCTGAAAAAAATATGACTCAAGAAGATGTTGCAAATAAATTAAACTTAACCAAAAGTGCTTATGGTTATTATGAACAAGGAAAGACAGTTCCTGATGCTTATATGTTATCTAACCTTGCTGAAATATTTAATGTAACTACTGATTATTTATTAGGTAGGTCTATTGTAAAAAATGATATAGATACTGTAGCCGCACACAAAGCAAATCCACATGAGGATTTACCTGAAGAAGCACAAGAACAACTCAATGATTATATTGAATTTCTAATGAATAAATACAAAAAATAAGTGTTTACACTCTAATAAATTTATAATACTAGATATTTCAAAAGAGGTAAGTTAAATGCAAACATTAAAAGAAATTATAAAAGAATATAGAAGATTAAATAAATTATCTCTTAGGGATTTTTCAGATTTATGTGACCTTAGCCACACTTATATAGATAAATTAGAAAAAGGTAAAGACCCTAGAAATGGGAATCCAATTGAACCTACACTTGATTCTCTAGAAAAAATAAGCTTTGGATTAAACTTAACACTAGATGAACTATTAATTAAATTAGGAAAAATAGACGGAAATGAAAATCAAATAGAATCTGAAAAATCTAATGCTACAAATCAGCTGTTAAATTTAGTACTTTCGAAAAATCTGAAAGATTTAAGAATAAAAAAAGGTCTTACTCAAGAACAAGTTGCTAAAGATTTAATGACAACAAAAGTATCCATTAGTAGATATGAAAATGGAACTAGAGAACCTAAAATTGAAATGTTAGATTCTCTGTCAAATTACTATAATGTATCAGTTGATTATCTACTTGGTAAAACCTTAATTGAAAATTACACAACTACTGATGAAATATCCAAAATAATTAAATCTTATGAAAGTTTACCTAAAGAAGCGCAAGAACATATTAATAGCTACATAGAGTTTTTAGTTGATAGATATAAAAAATGAATATTTAGAGCAGTTCACTCCTGCTCTTTATATATAAAAAAGCAACACATACATTCTTTTTATAGGGGGATTTCAATGAACAAACTAGACGCACTTTTAGACTTAGCAAATAATGAAGAGATAGAAATTTACTACACTGACAAAATAGCAGATGACATAAAAGGATTGTATATAAACAAACAAGGACTAAAAATTATATCATTACTTAATTCATTAAAACAAAACAATGCTAAACTAATAGAAATCTTAGCAGAAGAATTAGGACATCATTTTACCAGTGTTGGAAACTATGTATCTTCAAAAAACAGTTACAAAAATAAAATCTTGATAGACAAAACTGAAAACAAAGCACTAAAATGGGCATGTGAATTTCTTATAACAGAAGAAGAAATAATACAGGTTATTAATTCACACGCTACAAGTGTATACGAAATAGCTGAAGAATTACAAGTTAGCATCAACTTCTTACTAAAAAGATTAGAATTTCTATCAAAAAAGAAAAGCATGTTGGACTTAGGAAATAATAGATTTTTAGTATTAACTAATTTGCCAAATTTCTACATATATGAGGATATTTTTTAAACTCATTTATTCTACTTTTATAGATTTTTTACTTAATAAATATATATTTCAATATTATTATAATAAACTACACATAAAAGCTAAAAAATTGTAAGAATATTAAGAAAATGATTAAGTGAAAACCAGATAAACAAAATTAAGATAATATTGTACATAACAAAAGTATATAAAGAGCAGTTAATCTGCTCTTTTATATAAACACCAAACAAACATACATTCTAAAAGGGAGGGATACTATTATGAAAGGTGGAGTAAGAAAAAGAAGTAACAAATGGTATTACTACTTTGACCTAGGCATAGTAGAAGGAAAAAGAAAAAAAGTAGAAAGAGTTGGAGGCAATACTAAAAAAGAAGCCGAAAAAGCCTTAAGAGAAGCACTAAATGAATATGAAAACTCTGGCATAGTATTTGAAGAAAGCAACATCAGTTTATCAGACTACTTAGATTTTTGGTACAAAGAATATGTCTTACTTAACTGTAAATACAACACTCAAGAAAGCTACCGAATAAACATAGAAAAACATATAAAGCCAAAACTAGGAGCTTACAAAGTAAAAGCTTTAACTCCTGCAATACTACAAAACTTCATAAATAAAAAGTACAAAGATGATTACTCTCAAAATACATTACAAGTATTAAAAGCCATATTACATAGGTCATTAAAATCAGCAGTCCATCCTTACAAACACATACGAGAAAACCCTATGCAATATGTAAGCATACCAAAAACTAAATCTAAAACAGAAACTAATAAAGTTAAAACTATTACATTAGAAGAATTTAATCAAATACTAAATATATTTCCTCAAGATTCATTTCAACGTATAGTTTTACTAATTGGATTTCATACTGGTATGCGAAGAGGTGAAATTATTGCACTAAAATGGGATAATATAGACCTTGATAATAAAACTATCACAGTAAAGCATACTTTGATTAAAAAACCAAATGGAATGTTTGAATTAGGGCAACCAAAAACAGAAAGCTCTTGCAGAACTATATTTACAGGTGACACTTTAATAAAGGCATTAAAAGAACATAAATTATATCAAAAGAAAATGAAATTAAAATATGGAGAATTTTACTTTGATAGTGACTGGGTATGTACCAAAGAAAATGGTCAACAAGTGAATACTCACACTTTAGACACTATAGTAAGACAAATTCGAGTAGCTTTAAACAATGACTTCCATTTTCATTCTTTAAGACATGCACATGCTACTCTATTATTAGAAAATGGTGCTAACATTAAAGACATACAAAACCGTTTGGGTCATAGCCAACTATCAACTACAATGGATACCTATTCACATGTAACTGATAAAATGAAAAATGAAACTGTAGATATATTTGAAAAAATTACAAATTAGAGTTTGCCACCCAAAAATATAATACGGTGGCAAATGGGTGGCAAAATCTAATTTATCTATTTTAAAAGCTAAAATTATCAAATTTATATAGTCAGCTATACGCTTGTAATTTCAAGGCTTTAGAGTATATAACAACCATAACTAATATAAGGTATTAATAATAAATCTAACGAATAAAACTTAATATTTACTTAAGTTGTAATACTATTCCAAATTGTATAATTAAAATTTAATAAGTTCTCAATTATATAGTCATTGATTTATTTGCAAAAATAAAAAATGCCAATCTATCTCTAAACAAAACCTGAATACCAATAAAAATTTAATAAAAAATTTTATCAATATTCAGTATAAGTT